TCCTCGGGACAGAAGCGCCCCCTGGATATTATGAACCCCGCCGCCGACCGATTTTCGGAGGACGCCATCTATGGCGCCTACATACACTACTGTAAATTGGACAGCGAGCTCCCGATTCCCGACGATATCCGCACATTTTGCCAGGAGAAACCACCCGGTCTGGAGCATATGTCCCGCGCTCAGATGATTGACCATCTGAAAGACGCGCGACATACCCAGAGTGAAGCCTCTCTTTCTCACCTGATGAAACTCGTGGCGCATCGCAACCGCGTCGCTGTGTCTCTCAATGAGGAAAAGACCCCCAAGTTTATGGACCATTTCGCCGGATTGAAACTGGACCCTCTCGTGACCCACGTCAATGACTTTTTAACGGGGAAACAGAAAGTGTCCGTTCTCGCGGAGTTCTTGACGGAAATTAACGATGTTATGAAAGAGCAAATAGAAACCTATGTGAAGTCATTTGGAAACCGACCTGCGAGAGGTATGGCGCGCATCAATTCCTATTTGTCGCTCATTATGACGTGGAACAACGACCAAATGACCCACGACTTTATTCGCGCGTCCCTGTTTATGATGTCGCGCGTCTTGTCGCCGATGTTGGAAGATGATACCGGCAATGTAGGGCTCAAAAATATGGCGGCAATGAAACACTGGAACCTCTCTCAGAAGCACGAGGGGGTCTTGAGCGATATGATAACCAAATACTTCAATGGACTTAACCAATATCGTCGCGACGAATTAATCTGTAAATTGTTCAGCACGGTTTCGCAAAAAACACACACCCTCTATTCACTCAACGTGTTTCTTGAGAATATGCCGGCGGGATTGAGCGCGGTCATCTTGAACAAAATCTACACATATTGTTATTACTCGGCGTTCTACGAAGTCATCACGGAGAGTGACAAGGATTTGTACGCGAAAATCAACATTGAACTTGCGAAAGATGCCCATCGCAAAAATGAGATGGAAGTCGTCGCGGTCAATAACCGCCCGTTCAAGGAGCGCGTGTGCGATTTACTGATAATTATGTTGGAGACCGATATAGATAACAAGAAAATCGTGGATGTTAATTACGAGATGCTGTCCGACAAATACCACAAGGATGCCTTGACGGAGAAGAACAAGATTATTGTTTCGTTAGGGAATATGGAAGTGGATGAGAGAGGCGTGGAGAATCTGTTGAAGAAATACAAGTTGGGCAAATGGAACTTGGGTATTCAAAAGGGCATCTTCCAGTATGACAAGAGTCTCCAAGACGCGGAATTAGATGCGATTGCGGCTGCCGAGGAGCACGAGGCGGTAGATGCGACGGGCCTGGCGCAAATGGAGAATCAGGCGGCGCAGGCGGAAGAAGACGCCGAAGTGAATAATATGGATTTCGGGGAAGACTATGTGGATGGCAACTACTATGACGAAGACCGGGACCGCGATTTTGAATAAGGGGCCTTACCTACGGTTTTATGTCTGGAAAATTGCTTAACGTAAAAACGGTATGTTTTTGAGTTAAGGTGTTTCTTGGGCTCACCCAGTATGGGTTCATCCAAAAAATTGCGTATCACGAAAACTGAAAGTTTTTGTGATAGGGTATTTTTCGGACATAATCCCGTAGGGGTTATGTCTGGAAAATTGCGTAGTGATGAAACACTTGGTGTTTCATTACTAGGGTATTTTTGGGCTCAGAATCTTATAGATTCTGAGCCAAGAAATTGAAATGTTTTTTGTTTGGAAATATCAAACAAAAAATAAAAACGTAGACCCTTTTAAAATTACTTATCCGCTTATCAAAATGTCCAACAACATCGTATTCACCACAATCGACAAGAAGACCCCTACACTGATTTACGACGAATCCTACCCCTCATCACACCGCGCCTATTTTATGAAGACCCCCAACAACCACGTCTACGAAGAACTCCACTATAAAGGCGACGGTGTTTTCGCGGGCAAAAACTACTTTGAACTCCTCGGCGAACTGAATCTGCCGCCCAAATCCAACATCACTGACGTGGCCGCTTTCGGCAAGGCCATTTTCGCGGGCACGACCAAAATCATTCGTCGCTCAAGAACCAAAATTGAAACGCGCGACGTCATTTATCCTGGCATTTACGAAGACGACGAACTCATATGGAAAAACCAGAAAACCGCGATTACTCACGATTGGGTGTATCCCGAGACCCAAGGAAAAACCGTGGAATGCGAATGCGACTTCTGCCTCTCGTTTTCCGATGACCTTTGTTCAGCATTTTCTGAGAAATGCTCAGTGGGTTCTGAGGAATAATGCGGACGCCATTTTCTGAGAAATGCTCAGTGGGATATGATGAATACAAGGTAGATTTCGAGGAATAATGTCCCCCGATAAACTATATGTTGAGCAAACCGTTCATCCGTGAAAACAAGGTAATGGTCGCCATCCTTTTGTTCATCATTTTTTTCGCGACAATCCATTCTTTGAAACCGCGAATGATTTACAACGAACAAGGTGGGTTCAGACAGTTTGGCATTGGGTACAAGCAGAAGACAATTGTGCCGATTTGGATCGCCTCGATTATTTTAGCCATCTTATGCTACGTCGTCGTTTATTATTTGTCCGTGTAAGACCAGACCGTCTAAGACCAGACCGTCTAAGACCAGACCGTGTAAGACCAGACCGTCTAAGACCAGGCCGTCTGCTGCGTTTTGTTTTATTGCCACCCCATCTATCTTTTTCGCTCCTATAATAATCAAAATCAGAAACAAATATTGAAAACATATTCAATGTTATCATATTTAGTATTTCTGCGTCTTCACTGTTATTATAATCTAGACTATTTATACTATTTTTTTTAAGATAATTATTAATTTTCTTAGAGTAATTAAAAAAATACTTATCGTCACTCGTTAATTTTTTAGTTTTTTTAGTTGTTTCAAAATCATTATTTATTTTATTACAAATATACGATGAAAAAAATAGATTATAATATAATCTACCAGCATCCATATTACTAGATATATTAGCGGGAATCAATTTATCAAGATAAAACCGTTTTGCTATGGTAACAGGGTTAAAAATAGAATCACTTCGAGGAATGATAGAAGAAAATAAAGAAGAAAAAAAACCGAGCGTTTTATCAATTCGGGTATTAAACCGTATATATTGTTCTAATTCTGGTTCAGTGATTGAATATTTTTCTGGTAAAAATCCACATCCATAAAGAAACGAAAATATTTCTGGGAAAGCAGGATTTTGTATTGAACCAAACCGTTCGGGCTGTGATAAATCGGATATTTTTTCAATTTCTATTCTATCTGTATTAAAAAATATTATACTACACAAATATTCATATTCAATTGAAATAAATTGATCAGAGTTTTCTGACACGGGCGCATCATTTGTTGAGTCTTCGGTAGATTGACCTTCATTTTGTTTTTTAAAAAAATCATTTGTTTTTCTGTCTTCTTCTTCAAGTCTATCAATATATTTATTATATTTTTCTAAAAATCTTTTTGTAATTATAATTTCCTTTCCAGAAAAGGTTTCTGTCATTGGTGAAATACAGAAGTCTAGCAAGTTTGGATGATTATAAAACATACGTTGTATTTTTTCTACGGTATCTTTTTTAAAAACATTTTCATATTCAAAATCACAAAAATGAGACTTGTAAATCTTGTCAAGATAGCTTAATAAATTACTACCTCTAAAGCTTTTTAAAGTTAACTCAGTCTGAATGCCTTCTTTTATTTTTATGTCATCTTTGATTTGGACACCATCTTTTATTTTAATATGATATTGTTCTAGCAATGTTGTTAATATAAAATAATAAGCAATATGTGCGTCTTCGTATGATTCTTCTATTATATTATAAGGTTTATATGAAATTAATTTTCGACGCGGTTCAGTATTACTCATTTTATATATTTTATATTTATAAAATATATAAATCCATCTTAAATAAGGTCAAAAAATAATATTATTATTATTCATTTATACCGGTGAAGATTTAAAACCGCACACCTACGGTGTGCTTTGTTTCAAATCGTTACCGATACCGCGCCATTAAATGTTCAATGGTGTATATAAATATTTTATCACATAAAATATTTAGAATAACTAAGAAATGACTTTATAGACTTTTCTTGCAAATAGAATACATCAGACGATTCACAAAATACACGATGAAATAGGCGAGCGACCCGCCAATGACACCGGCATAGAATCCGAGGTCCTTGCCCTTACTGAGACCGGTATACAAACCACCCACAATAACCAACACAAACATCGCGAATGTGAAGATGGACAAAAAATAAAAGTAGTAGCAATATTCCCCAGAGAGAGGCCCAAACACGTTATCCATCAGAGCTGACATTTATATACTTATTACCGACAAAAAACCAAATAAAAGATTGTATTGTGTTATTGTATAATGGAGAAAATAGAGAATACCATATGGAAAATCGTGGATTGTTATTTTCGGGACAATCCGCAATGTTTAGTAAGACACCATATTGATTCGTTCAACGATTTCTTCAAGCACGATATTTTCCGCATTGTGAAAGAGATGAACCCCATTCGTATTGTATCCAAGATTGATGAAACCACCGGTGAATATTTGGCCGAATGTAACTTGTATATTGGAGGCAAAAATGGGACGCGCCTCTATTTTGCTAAACCCACCATCTTTGATGACACAACGGGCGACACGCCGCCGCATTATATGTACCCAAATGAGGCGCGCCTTCGCAATATGACGTATGCGATGACCATTCACTACGATGTGGTTGTAGAAGTGAAAAACGTCCTAAATCCTGACGAAATCGCGGATTTATTGAAAACGGGCGGGGCCCAAATGGCAGAAGAAATGATAGATGCTCCGCGATTCGTGAATCGCAAAACGGACCCCGAAATTATGAAACACGTTATGGAAAGATCAGAGGCGGATATCCACGAAGCTGACGACGTGTTGTCGGGTGGGTCCAAAGACGACGACATGTTGTCGGGTGGCTCAGGCAAAGGTAAAGGCACAGCAAAACCCATCACCGTTAGCCAGCACGCCAATATCAAGCAATCGGTGAAAGGCGCCAACGTCCAGACCACCTCTTTCACCATTGACAAAATCCTGCTCGGCCGATTCCCCATTATGGTCCAATCGGACAACTGTATCTTATCCGGTATGCCGCGCGAAATGCGTTTCAATCTGGGCGAATGTCGCAACGACCACGGCGGGTATTTCATCATTGACGGAAAAGAGAAATCGGTCGTCCCCCAAGAAAAGTTCGGCGACAATATGCTCCGTATCAACAAATCCAGCGCCGAAGACATCCTCTATTCCGCGGAAATCAAAAGTGTCAGCGAAGATTCGTCTGAACCCGTCCGCTCCTTGCGCCTGGATTTAGTCGCCCCCACTTCCAAACACACCAACAACAACATCGTTGTCAGCATTCCCAATGTGCGAAAGCCGGTGCCTCTCTTCATCGTCTTTCGCGCCCTCGGCATAACCACTGACAAAGAAATCATTGAAACGTGTTTGTTGGACCTGGACAAGTACAAGAGCATCGTGGACCTCTTCATCCCGAGTGTCCACGATGCGGGCCCCATTATGACGCGCACCAGCGCCCTCCAATACATCGCCCAGCTCGCCAAAATCAAGACCACCGACCACGCCAACTATTTGCTATCTGACTATTTCCTCCCCCATATTGGAGAAACCTGTTTCAAAGAAAAGGCGTTTTTCTTGGGCTACATGGCCCGCAGGCTCATCTTGGCTTACAGTGGCTTGGAGGCCCCCATTGACCGCGACAGTTATCGCTACAAGCGCCTAGAGCTGACCGGCACGTTGATATACCAGCTTTTCAGCGAATACTACAAGGCGCAAACGAAGACGATTTACGTGGAGTTTGAGCGAAAAATCGTGGGAGACCGCGCCAATTACGAGAACAACTTGGAGAAACTCATCCGCGACAATTACCGCGACGTATTTAGTAAGAACCGCATTGTGGAGGAGGGGTTCCGCAAGGCATTCAAGGGCAATTGGGGCTCCACCGAGCACACCAAACGCCTCGGTGCTGTCCAGGATTTGAACCGCCTCTCTTACAATTCCGCCCTCAGTCAGTTGCGCAAGACCAATTTGGAAATCAGCGCGGGGGCGAAACTGGTGGGGCCTCGTGTTCTCAATGGGTCGCAGTGGGGTCTGTTTGACCCTTTAGATACCCCCGATGGCGGCAATATCGGTCTTCATAAACAGCTGACCATTATGTCCTACGTGACCCGCAACATTTCGCGTGAACCGATGTTGCGCTGGCTCCACCGACACACCGATATAAAGTCGCAGACCGACTATCATCCCGCCATTCTCGCACAAATGACCAAGATTCTGGTGAATGGATACTGGGCCGGCGTCAGCAACAATGCCCCCAAGATTGTAGAGGATATCCGGTTTTATCGCCGCATCGGCCTCATCCCCCTCTCCATCAGTGTCGCGTTTGACATTCGCCAGAACACGGTCAACGTCTTCACCGATGGAGGCCGCATTATCCGCCCCGTTTTCTACAAACACACCAATACCGGCCAAATGTCGTTTCACGCGATAGAGCCCAAGGCCGAGCTCACGTGGGGCAACTTGGTGAATGGATTCAACAAGCCGAAGCTGGACGACGCAATTCCCAATTACAGCCATTTCTACGAGCTGGGTGATTTGTACGACATTCCCGCGGATTCCGAAGGCAACCCCTACCAATACGAGAGGTTCATCCAGAAGAAGTCCATCATTGAATACATTGACGCCAATGAGGAAGAGACGACACTCATTGCGATGAAACCGGAACAAGTCGCCACGGTGGCGGCCTCGAAACCCTATACAAATTGCGAAATCCACGAATCGCTCATTTTCGGGATGATGTCAAACCTCATCATTTACCCGCAGCACAACCCCGCATCCCGAAACTCGTTTTCGTGCGGCCAGAGCAAGCAGGCGGTCAGCCTCTATCATACCAACTACAATATGAGAATGGACAAGACCGCGGTCATCCTGACTCAGGGCCAGCGCCCCCTCGTGAAATCGCGCTACCTGGAATACATCAATAACGAGGAGAACAGTTACGGCGAGAATGCCATCGTCGCCATTGCCTGCTATACGGGTTACAACGTGGAAGACGCCATCTTGGTGAATGAGGGCGCCATTAAACGCGGCCTGTTCCGCACCACCTATTTCAGCGTTTACGAGACCCACGAAGAGAGGTCGGCAAACACAGACAGTTACAAGAAAATCGGCAACATTGAGGCGGCGGACAAGACGGTTCTCGGGCTCAAAATGGGCTACGATTACAGCAAACTGGATGAGCACGGCCTTGTGCGTGAAGGCACCCCCATTGACGACAAGACGGTTATCATCGGATGTATCAGCGGGTCCAATGACGCCAACTCCGACTATTATGATGCCAGTAAGACGACCAAAAAAGGCCAGCTCGGCGTAGTAGACAAATCGTTCATCACCGAAAGTGACGAGGGCCGCCGAATCGCGAAGGTCCGATTGCGCGAAGAACGAATGCCCGCCATCGGCGACAAGATGGCCTCTCGTTCAGGACAAAAAGGCACAGTAGGAATGGTTATCCGAGAGGAGGATATGCCATTCACGCGCGATGGTGTCCGCCCCGACCTCATCATTAACCCCCACGCCATCCCCACGCGTATGACAATCGGCCAGCTCGTGGAATGTATCACTGGCAAGGCGTGTTTGCTCAGCGGCACGCACGGCGACTGTACGGCATTCACCAGCGACGACTCCCAGCTCGCGCCATTCGGGCGAATGTTGTCCAAGGCGGGTCTCCATTCCTCTGGAAATGAGGTCTTGTACAATGGTATGACGGGTGAACAAATAGAGGCGGAAATCTTCATGGGACCGACCTACTATATGCGCTTGAAACACATGGTGAAGGACAAGGTCAATTTCCGAGCGACGGGGCCTCGCACGGGACTCACCCGACAACCCGTGTCGGGTCGTGCCAATGACGGCGGTCTGCGTATCGGCGAGATGGAGCGCGATTCCATCATTTCACACGGGGCGACCGACTTCTTGCGCGAATCTATGTTGGTGCGCGGAGACCAATATTATATGGCGGTTTGTAACAAGACCGGTGGTGTCGCCATCTATAACCCCGAGAAGAACTTGTTCCTGAGCCCATTGGCGGATGGCCCGATTAAATACACGGACTCGCTCGACGGCAAATCGATGAATGTGGAACAAGTCTCCAAGTATGGGCGCAGTTTCAGTGTCGTCCGCGTCCCCTATGTCTTCAAGCTCTTCATGCAAGAATTACAGACGATTAACGTGAAGATGGCAATAATCACAGAGGACAATGTGGACCAGTTTGATTCAATGAACTTTTCCGCGAATATCAGCTTGCTCAGTGGCCTCTCAACACCGGGTGATGTAAGTAGGAAAATCCTGGACGACAAAGACAATGCCGAGGTAATGAAAGAGCGCAAGAAGCGGTTCCAAGACAAACAGCAAACGCCCACACCTGGTTCTGTCAAAAACACGACCAAGGGGCATTGGGAGAATTATTTGAAGTTCAAGGGGTTGCCGATGGATTTTGAATATGACGACGCCGCTATCGAAGATTCACCGGCTATCGAAGGTTCACCGCGATTCTTGCCGCGCACACCGCCATTGCCTAAGAAACCAGATGAAGTGGTAGATACAACAATGGGATTCTGGCAAGACTATTTGAAGTCAAAGGGATTGCCCGCTGACTTTGAATATGACGCCGAAGTGATGTCCGAACAACTGGCTATAGAGGGATTTGATTCCAAGCTTTGGGAGCAAGTGCCGTCCAAGAAATGGGATTTTGAAGCGCCATCGCTGGAATATTTACCGCGCAGCCCTGCGATTTCGCCAAAAGGTCCGGGTATTCCATATGGCCCAAATGTTCCCGCAAATTATGATTCTATGGGCCAAATCTTGTACAATGAAGAAACTGGATTGGAATATGTATACGACCCAGTGAAAGGCCATTACATTGACCCAATCACGGGGTATATTGTGGTGCGAAAGGATTTCTTAGTGGCTGGTCCTAGTTCCTTAGCTCAAGGAGCCAATTCATTAGCTCAAGGAGCCAATTCCTTACAGGTCGGTGAAACCGTATATTCATTCGCAGACCCAAGCTCTCCATTATCTATTTCCAGCATAGAGGGAAACAATATCATCACTAAAAACCTTATCACCGGTGAAAATAAGGTTGTCTCAACAAACGAAATCACACGAGTCCAACCGCAATCTCCCGACTTCTCGCCTCCTCAAATGAGCCCTCAAATGAGCCCTCAAACACAAACCCCCGCCATTCATTTCCAACCAAACATTATTGTATCAACGGGTGCCAATAGCCAAGTATCAACACCGAATCCGACGGACACAGTAGTGGAATCTCCCTCTCTTTCTCCTTCGCCTTCGCCTTCGCCTTCAGCTCCGCCCTTGTCATCGCAATCCGACTTCTTTGACAAACCCCAGATAAGTAAACAAAAGGCCGATTCCAACACCAACTCATTGTTGAGCGGCGGCAGCTTCACAGTAAAAATGGTATAACCATAAAATTGAAAAAGATTAATAAATATAAGGACATTATATAATTCGATACAATGTCCTTTTCAAACGCAGAAATCACATCCATTTATAATTCACGAAAGACCATTTTGGAAATCTATGGTGACGGCGAAATATTCTGGAAACTTGACCCAAACTCCGTATTAGAATACCATAATTTCACCGTCAATGAAATAGAGGCGATGACGAAGAACAACCAACTGGATATGTTTCTGAAAAGCCAAACAGATACTGGCAAGATATATGTAAAATATATGCTCAACAAGTCCACGATTCGCCTGAACATCGTAGATGATTTAGTAGAAGAATTGTTTGAAATAGAAGGCGTTCTAGGTAAAAACGACACACTTGTCCTCATCATCAACGACGAACCGAATGATTCTATGCACGCCAAACTCACATACCTCTATGACAACAAGGGATATTTCGTGGTGGTTCATAATATCAACCGATTACAGCGCAACATAATGAAACACGTCCTGGTCCCCAAACACAGTATTTTGGAAGACGTCGCCGACGCAAATGGCAAATCCTCTATTGACACATTTATTTCAAAATACAATTTGAAAAGCAAGTCGCAACTCCCCGAAATATCGCGATATGACCCAGTAGCATTGCTAATATGCTTGCGCCCCGGGCAAATCTGCGAAATAGACCGAAAAAGCCCGACCTCCGTCGTGTCCAAATATTATCGTGTTTGCGTATAATATAATGTCATCTGCGTTTTACAATCGGTTCAACAATCATAATGTAGAGGCATTCAGTGATGATATTGTTTTTTCAGCATTTAGTAAGACGGACACTGATTACACCGACGCCGCAACATCGGGTAGTTGTACCCCGGACAAAACTTGTTCATCCAACAACGTCGCAGATTGCCAATGCGAATATAAAAACAAAGTAGACAACTTGGTAAAGCTCAAAAGCACCTACGGATATTCTCAGAAAAACTTGGAAGACAGCAACGAAATCTATTCATCCGTGTCATTGGAGAATGTCAACTTGGGCATCGGCATTTTGATTATGTTGGCCACGATTTCTTATATGAATCAATAAGCAACGAAATCATATGATAGTATATATTTAGCATAATGATGATAAAAAGCCGCGCAAAACAGGGGTTCTATATATTACTTTTGTCGGCGATAACATATGTGATGTTGATGATTTTTTCATTGGATAATACACACGTTGTTGTTGAGGGTCTACTTACCACGTGGACACCAAGTAAAACCGAAAATACAGCAACCGCGGTTACTGATAAAGCAAGCGACGACGAAGTCGCTTTTCAACAAGATATTAACAAATATCGTAACAGCTTGGACGCACGAATAAGAGATTTGAAGACAAATCCGCCGAGTGATATTCAGTACAATACAACGGCATATACTAGTATAATGTGGGCAACATTGGCAACCGTTCTCCTGTTTGTGATTTTTACCGAAATTGAAAGCTAAACTTCTTTTCTAGATTAAGAAAATGACTATTTTGTATATAGTCATTTTATAGAATGTCCCTTGATATATCGTCCGACCCCCGATATGCTAGAATAAAAGATTTGCGCAAAAATATGGAGGTCAATCCGCAAAAATACGATTTTGATTCAAAAGACTTACGTGCGTTGAAGCCGCGATACAATGATAAAATCGACGGTCTAGAACGAGACAACCAAATGTATTTAGAAGAGGAAACCAAGTTATTTCACGCCACCGTAATCACAATGACGACCCTTCTGATTGCGTCCATCGTGATCGCATCCTCGCGATAAGCGCGATAAGCGCGATAAGCGCGATAAGCGCGACCGAAGCGATAAGCGACCAAAGCGACCAAAGCGACCAAAGCGACCAAAGCGATAAGCGACCAAAGCCAAAGCCATAAGCCATAAGCCATAAGCCATAAGCGCGACCATAAAAACAATGAGTCCCGCCGTGTATTTTGTAGTAAATATATATATAATGTCAACAACAGTAGCAGATGTGTTGGATGAAGAAGTAAATCGATTAAATAATAGAAAGGTCGCCATTGACGAAGCCGAAGAAGAGCGAAAACGCATCCTTTTTTTCAATACCAGCGCCACAGAACGCCAAAAGGCATACAACAACATATACCTAGTGATTGTCGTTATGTTGTTTGTGGTGGTTATCATTAAAATGATATATCAATTCGGTTTTGTGCCGGATGCGATTCTGGATACACTCATTGTCTTTGTTATTTCAGCGGGTCTCATTTATTCTCTTATTCTTTATTCCGACATCATAAAGCGAAGCAATATGGATTTTAGTAGGCTGGATTTAGGGACAATTCCAGTAAAAACTGAAAAACAAAAAGAAAGCGAAATCGACGCAGGTAATTTGAGTGCCGTACAAGGAACAAGCGCTGATGGAAAATGTAATGGGGCGGCTTGTTGTACCGACGACCAAACATATAACGATGTTTTCAGTGTTTGTGTGCCGAATACGGTTCCCATTGGAATTATTCCAAGTGCTCCTACCACAACTACGCTCAAATATGGCGTAGGCAACACCATAACAACATATCCTCTCGCATCGGTAATTTCAACAAATCCAGATACCCAAGAAACCCTAACCGCGGAAATTGTATCGGCAATGACAGACCCGGCAAACTACAAATATTGCCGCATTCGTGCCGGCAATTATGCTTGGTTACCAATTACACAGTACAATTTACGAAAAGGCACGGATGGAAACCAATTGATGAGGGTTACTCAAGACGACCCCAATTGGGTGGAATCGACAGGAGATAGAAAGGCTTACGACGAAAGGTCAATGACAACAATCCCATTCGCCCAAGCATTCACCACAATGGAATCCGCGGATGTGAAGCCGTTTGTATCAGACGTAGTATACACAAAATATGTTTAGGATATATCGCTATCTCAAATAATATAACACAAATTATTATAATGGCACAACAAATCAAGGACAAAATTGCCGCAATTGACCAGACAATCGAAGAGATTACATCGGAACAAAATATCAACAATCGTACTCATTATTTCTTCAGCCAAGACAACTATGTAAATATTTATAGAAATCGCATTGCGTTCATCCTCTATTATGTAGTATTTATTTTGTTGGCAATTTCGTTTTATCTGAATCGCGATTCGTATAGCATTTATATGATTGTGTTGGCATTGATTTTATTTGCGCTGTTGCCGTTTGTGATAAAATACATAACCCGATTTGCGTATGTTCAGTTCCTGGAATTGTTGAAATTGTTTTACAAAGGCAATGCGCGGTATTTGGAACCGACCGACCAACCTTAAAGGCCTTTTGGCCGACCCTTTAAAGGCCTTTTGGCCGACCCTTTAAAGGCCTTTAAAAAAGGTCTTATCGTCGACCTTAAAGGCCTTTAAAAAAGGTCTTATCGTCGACCTTAAAAGGCCTTTAAAAAAGGTCTTATCGTCGACCCTAAAAGGCCTTTAAAAAAGGTCTTACAAAAGCATTTACACAATTGGTGTGTAAATACTTAGAACAATGACAACTATTTTTGTCCACATTTATTTCTTAATCATATTTGAAATCTTCTTTTACCTCTACTACATTATGCCCTACGAGAAAACGCTCATATACAATTTATTTGACATCAGTGATTACACCGACATAAAAAACACGTCGAATCTACTATCCTACATAGATTGCGAGAAAAGCCAACAGCGCCTGGACGACTTCAACGAAAAACTTTGGGTTCAATGTATGGTATTTGTTGGAATACTCAACGCAATATTGTTTGTGGTATTTATTCGGGATATCGTGCTGATTCGGAAGCAATACCAAACAGCATTCTATACAATGTCTCCCCACAATTCGCGCACTACCTTGGTGGAAGCCGATTACAAGAAAAACGACGATGTGGATATTGAGATGGGTTCCAACGTAGGAACCTTTGGTCCCGTAGGTGCCTTTGGTCCCGTAATACAAGATGTTACTACTGAAGTAAGGCCTAGTATAGGTGATGAAACATTCATCCTCTATTACTGGAAGAACTCCAAGTTTGTGAAAACTACAGGAAAAACTGTGCGATTCATCATTCTGGTCGGAATCTTTGAATACGCATTTTTCACGCTCATTGTGGATAAATACAAAATCGTGAATCGTACCACTCTATTATGTAATATGGTTCAGGAATCTTAGGTCTTTGGTCGAAATCTTTCAATGGTCGAAATCTTTCAATGGTCGAAATCTTTCAATGGTCGAAATCTTTCAATGGTCGAAACTCTTACAAAGCGTTCGCATTATAAATATGTATCTTTTCTTTATTTCCTCCTCCTCCTCCTCCGGAGGAGCCGTCACTTCTGGGCAGCACCACCGAATTGACCATCTCCATTTGCTTCGCCATTGCGATTTTATTGTCCAGTCCCGAAAACAAGTAGTCTGTCCCCGGACTCTCTTCCGTCTTTTTAATGGTCTTGTAAATGCCATTGATGTTTTTCACCGCCAATTCTACCACCCGCATATCCGACACCAGCTCAGTCGCGGGATTCACCAGCTCCGTACAAAGCGACACCGCAAAATACAAAATGTACCGCCGCTTCCGACAACACGCATTCGTATAATGTAGAGAAAACAGCGTCAAAAGCGACCCCATCACCTTCTCCACTAATGGACTGCCCCTCTCTTTCATATAATGAAACAACACATCCCACACCATCCAAATGAGGTCGCGCCCCAGTTTGCGTTCTACAGTAACAAAGTCGCGCACTTCGCATTCGCACATCTGTTTCCGCTTCTTACAAATCGCGTCAAACTCAATGAGCCATTCTATCCAATAACACGCAACCACCGTATTTCGCCGACCCGCCGACAAATTGTAAGCGAACTCATTCAGCGCGATGAAAACCTCTTTGGGGTCTTTGTTTCGGAAAATCGGTTTCACATAGTCCATACTGGGGGCAACCAACCTCTCTGTCATCTGCGTCATATCAAACTCTTCTTCGCGGTTGATTTTGATGGATTCAAAGCTGTGTTTTTTCGCGGAAAGCGTCAGAACGCTCACAATCTCGGCAAACATATTGCGGATAGTGGGGTTGTTCCGGTGGTCCAGCGGCGACCGAACCTCAGCACTTGACATTATATTTTTGAATACAACAAACCGTTTTTCAAGATAACACACCAGTTTTGGGTTACCAATATGTACGTGTTTCGCCATATAGTAGAGGATGTTTTCCCAGAGTTCCAGATAATGCCCCGCACAAACAAGTTCCGCGGCCCAATTACACGCAGCCTCTATTTTTCCATTTAGCATATTTTCAACAAATGCGGTTTTCACTGCGGTTTTCTTGTATTTAGAGAAACTAATTCCGCGGAAGTCAGCAGACGACCGAATATCATTGATTTCGCTAATTTCCATTACTATACACAGGCTTTTGTTTTTATATCGTGGTTTACAAACAAATAAAGTATTTTAAAAATATATATTACAAATGAGCCCAACAATGATTATTATGGGAGTGATTGTCATAATATTATTATACATGTATTTCTTTTACAAAACCGGAGAAACTAAAATGGGCGATAAGATAGACTTGAGTGTTGCACAAACGTCCGTGACCGCAGACAAAATAGTAGACCCAACTTCCGCGGTGTATTCTTTTGAAACGTGGGTCTACATATCTAAATATGATGGTCGTGGAGCAGAATTGTTTTCAAGAGTCGCCAAAACACCTGGTACCGGAACTCCTCAAAACAAAAACATTGGCGTTGAGGTGACTGGTTCTAGTCCAACATTAAAGGTTTTATATACGGACATAGAAGGTGACACGAGCCAACAAACAATTATTGTAACCGATAATTTTCCAGTTCAATCGTGGGTTCACGTGATTGTAAGTGTAGAAAATCAATACATTGATGTTTATGTAAACGGAAAGCTCGCTAAATCCATCCAGGCAAAGAGTATTGAAACGCCCAGCGCCACTACAGAAATTGTGTATGGTAATTGGTCGTCGGCGGGTGGTTGCTCATTGGCGAAATTCTATCGGAGAACAAAGGCGATTGACCCATCCACCGCGTGGAGTTCATACAATGATGGCAATGGATATAGTAATACTTCCAAATATTTAGGAACTCTTGGGCTAGATTTGTCCTTGAAGAAAGACAATGTTGAATACAGTAAATTGAACCTATTTTAAGCCTCCTCCCTACGGGGGGTGCGACCGAACCCCCTCCCTTCGGGGTGCGCGACCGAAGCCCCCTCCCTTCGGGCAAAGCAAAGCGCGCTTCCCTAGAAACGATACGTTTTCAATCACCACTCGTATATATTTATAAATATTATCTATAAATATAGTAATAAAATGAATCCGGATCCAGCAGCATCATCAACCGCATCCAATTTGAAGATGCCGGAGTTTCAAGATACGGCAAATAATGTAAAAGAATCATTGACAAAATCAGTAGGCAGTTTAGGACAAACACTCTCAAATGCTCAAGGCACACTTACCAAAACACTGGATGACTTTTCCGCCACATCAGCCGCCGATGCTGGAAAAGAGTTTTTAGAAGCCAATACCATTGTGGCCAAGTTTTCATTTGTCATCATCGTTCTTATTGGATTTTTATTCTTGATGCGACTCGGGATGATAGTGATTTCTTATTTTTTCTCTCCAAGCCAGTCACCCTATTTAATCAATGGTGTTATTTCGGGTTCAAACACAAGAGAAATTGTACAAAACCCACAAAAAGAAAATACAACCGTATTTTTATCGGAAGATGAACGCACCGGTCTTGAATTAACTTATAGCGTGTGGCTTTATTTAGACGGCGTGGTTGAAGATGACCAAATGAAACACATTTTCAGTAAGGGCGCAATTGATACATCCACCGATTTTGGCAAAATTAATTCTTCAACAAAACAACTTACATCAACCAGCACTTCTAATAAAACATACAATGCCCCCGGCCTCTATACATTCAGAAATGGAGAAGGCGGTAATAATCTCCGCATTTATATGGATTCATACATAGAAACTACACTTACTGGTAATTTGAACTCGCAAGTTCAGATGGTGGATATTAGCGGTGTACCAATCAATAAATGGTTCAATACTATGATTCGTGTGGAAAACCGCGTGCTTGATGTATATGTGAATGGCGTTTTAACGAAACGCAAGGACTTGGAAACCATTCCTCGGCAAAACTTTTACAGTGTGTTTGTTTGCCAAAATGGCGGATTCGCTGGATATTTATCGGATTTGCGATATTTCAACAAATCGCTGAATGTATTTGAAATCAATAGCATTGTGAATAGCGGACCCAATATGAAGTCAAGTTCGGATTCTAATTACAACAAAGTGCCGGACAATTTACAGTATTTGTCAAATAATTGGTATTCGGCCAATACATAATTGTAAAAACAACATAGAATTATTTACAATAATACAAAAATGAAACCTTATATACAAACGATTGCTATATATGGCGGTATATTTAGTACAATTGCCGGACTCTATGAATTGTACGAGAGTATCCAAGAAAAAAACACGAATGCGCTTGGAACACGTGTTGTGATTCAAATGACCGCGGGATTCATTTATGGGTCGTCACTTTATTTATGGCAATTGCCGGCACTATATAGTGTATTTCTATTGGGTCAAGGATTTTATACAAAAAAACTCCAATAATTTTTGGAGACCCGTTCTTCATTATATATTCCACAAATGAATATATAATGGCAAATGCTTGTAACACATTGGAGCAAAATCGTCGCAATGGTCTCATATTTAACATTCCGCCACCACGATATACACCAACAAACCCATATAGCGATGGTTTCACCAAGGACCAACTGGATATGCGCCGCAAAGCCGAAATCCTCAAATACAATAAATCCGCCAACGGTCGAATCACCAAAACCCAGAGTTGGACCCAAGTGGTGAGCGGGATAACTCAGCGACGTGCTTATTCTGTCGCATATTTGGCCAATATTGGCGCCGACACCGATTGTGAGCGCATAGTTACATACACAACCGGCGCTGGAATCCCTGGACCCGCCATTCCGCTCTACCTGGACCCCGCAGTGCCTCTTTATAATTACAACACCCAATCCGCGGGCCTTGGTATTAATAACAAAGAAGAAGACGAAATGTGGCGAACAAAATACGACACTGGGTTACTATCAAATAATCCAGTGATTCATATTTTGAATATTCGCTCGCCGATTGACACGACAATGTATAATTTCACGGTCCGAACATCGGTCGGGATTTATTTAGACGGTTCGGCAAACGCAAACCAATTTACAGCCAATCTCACAATTGAATCCTCCTCTATCAAGGTTCTATATGGATATGAGACGGTTATTTTTACCACACGGCAGCCAGTTGTTACAATGGAATCGGGCGCCCCCGTGAGCATTGATGTGTCTGGAAGTTTGACCGGAGGGCCTTATGCGGGCGCCATTTATTTAGGAAACATCGTTATCAGCAACCTCTTATTACCCACTGCTGCTGGCAATACTTATGATATTATAATTGAACCAACAATTCGCGCGACAATTGACGGAGTTGCTACCAATGACCCAATCAACCAGATTCGCGCAACGTTTTATTCCAATTTGGTCCCCTATTCCAATGACCCGACCACACTGTCAAATAACACAAAACGATTCGGAACGCGATTGTCCTTTTCAACCGCCGCGTCATCCTCTACTGTTCCGGCGCCATCATTGACTGGGTCTGCTTAATAATCACAAGACGGTTCAAAAGCTTAATTTCTTCAATGTCAATATGCGACATCTCAAACAACAACTCATCTTCGCGATTTATAAACGTGTAGACAATCAACGTGAAAATGTCCAAAACCAACTCGTCGCGAGGGTTGAACAAACGGGTTCCGCGCATTCGCTCCTCCCAAATGACGCGCGAATCAAAATACAAAATGGGATTGCGCAGCTGCTCTTCCACAATAAGCACTAACCCCATCGTTTCAATGTGTTCACTGTGTTTTTTGTAAATCGTGCCGATTAGCCGGGGAGCGTCGTCAACCATTTCAATGTATTTTTGATAGAGGCATCCAAGTTCTTTCATGAGCCGGTAATACCGCGCTTCAATGTCAAAAAAAGGGCGAACCGGGTTTTTCACAATCTCGGTGAGCCATTCCAGTTCATCAATTAGGCGACGGTCGATTTCGCAGCTTCTGCGTTGTTTTTCCAATTCATTATAGAGTTTATACTTGATATCAATCGTGTTCTTATCTATGTCTGTGAGCGACGTATATTTTTGCGCTACGGTTGCGTTTTTATCGGCGTGATATGTAAAATATTTGATGGAATCCGAAATGGTTTCCTTGACCAAATCGTCTAAATGTCGCGCGGCATATTTTCCACCCCGAACCCGCTCAATTCCGTGCTCGTGCATATATTTATGTACGATGCCGTCAATTTGGTGAGCCTCTACATTTTGGTGTATTAAAACAAGGCAATCAATGTCGGCACATCCAAACCATTCGAAATATACGAATCGGCATTCATTTTCGGGATTTACCGGATTGTTGGTAGGATAAATAACGTAGTTGCCATTGGTGAGTCGGTAAATATATACATCATACGTCTGCGACATTGTTATAAACCATAAACAACATATATTTATGTTGTTTATTGAATAATACACACCCGCCGTTATGATACGTTTCGTATCCGCCGTTATGATACGTTTCGTACCCGCCGGTTTTGTATTATTTATTCGGATTGCCGTCCGTAAAGGCCCCGGGGTTCAGACAAGCATTCTGGTTGGCAAATAGCAGCCCAGACATACACCGGTCTTCTTCGCCCACCTGAACACATCCGCGCTTTCCTTCGTATTCGCCGACCAAACACCATCCCGCCTTACCGGCAGTAATCGGTTTCTGAATGGGGCTCTCCGAAGGCGACGGAACCGGGTCTTCAACCGTAGAGCTGGACGGCGCGACATTTAGGACATTGTCCAATTGGGATGCCGCGGCTGGGTCCACGTGTTTGCGACTGGCGTCTTTCAAAATAGTTCCGACAGATTGGAGAGACCCTTCGGCAACATCCACGCCGGTTTTAGCAACATCGCCAACAACATCGGCGGTTTTGTTGATAACGCTTCCAGTAGTGTATCCAAAAATGGACAAGACTTGAGAGATAAATGGACCCAAAATGGAAATCATAGCGTCTATAAATCCGCCAAACATAGTGAGCAGATTTATTCCTAAAAATGACAATATAAGAAGCGCTGTTAATACAAAGATAATCACTTTATTACTGACCCCTCCTGTGGAAGATTCGTCCATAATAGGTACTTGGTCCATAGTTTATATATTTGATAAAGAAATAGATGCGCCAACCGATGTATGCCGCTCCCCCTAAAAGAGAGGGCACGCGGAATAATTAGTTGGTAAAGCCCCCCACACTTCATGTAATGATTGCGTTTTAATAACGATTATTATTTTACTTTGTTATAATAAAATGAAAATAGTTTTTGAATCCGTATTATTATTTAGTTTAGCAGTTTTGGTGATTGCTGTGGGACTTTTGGTATATTATTTCAAAACCCGTATCAGCGACCTTGAAAACAAAAATACTAAATGTTTAGAAATAGTGAATGACATTTATTCGCAGCACAATCAATTGAAAGTCAATGTGGCACATTTGGCAAATCGGTCTTCTCAACCAGAACCCGCAATGACATATTACCGCGAAAATGGGGATAACATCCAGTTTCACGTTGCTGAAGATGATTACGTTGATAACGACGATAATGAAGAAGACGACGACTATGACGAGGACGACGTGAAAATCGTCAATGTGGATTTGTCGGGGCCTGTCGATTCCGATATCAACATTGCTGATGAAATAGAGGACACTGACCCCTATGATAATGTAGAAGTGGATGAATTGGCACAAGCCAATAAACCGACCATTGTCAAAATTGATGTACACGATTCCGACCTGGAATCAGACAATGAATCGCGCACGGAGTCGCGACCGGAGGTAGACAACGACTCGCGTTCGGAGGCATTCCGCGACTTGTTCAACCCGGCGACCAAGGATGTTTACAAGAAGATGGACGTCCGTTCATTGAGGCAGCTGGTGATAACCCGGGGTTTAGCAACAGATAATACGGCGCGAATGAAGAAGAATGAGTTGATTGATATTTTGCTGACAATTGTGTAAATATAATGTATAATGACCGAACGTAGTGGTAGTTTTAATGAGTTCCTATCAATCGCGACTAAATTGGATCCACCGACAGATGAACTAACTATTAATGAGATGAAACACATCGTGAAAAACTCAATTAACGGTGAAAAAAAAAGAACTGATTACCACACTCATTTCAAAACAATGTATCCCAATGCCCCTCTGGCAAAATTGAATGAGGAAGATTTTATTATGGTGATACGTTTAATGAATGACCCAGAAGGAGCAAACACAATATTTGAAAGAGAAGGCATCACATGGAATGAGTATTATCAAAAAAAACTGAATGCTGTAAAAGGCGGAAGCAAACGTAAGCCAAGCAAACGTAACAAGTCAAACAAACGCAATAAAACCCTTCGCGGAGGAAAATCCAAGAGAAAAAATCCTACCAACAAATAATTTATGAAACACTTAATCATTCTTAAGTTTGACACGTAGGTTGAAAATCTCGCTCAAAATCAGCACCTTTTCCTGCTCCTCAAACTGGAACTCTGTCATCAGCTGGTCCGCCTTATAGTGCCGGATAGCATCATAATTCGGCACAAGTCGCCCCTCCGTATATTTCACCGTCGACTTCCCGTGAAACTCCATAAAATTGCTCGCCGTTTTCCCGCGCACTTTGTCCAAATGAACCAGCACAAATCGCTCGGCCAAATTGAACACCCCATAATTGGCGTTTTTCAGCGCCTGGGCAATCGCATTGTCGCACCCGAGCCGCCCCAACTCAATGTCGTAATTGGTACCTCTTATCGGGTTATTGAAAAACCACCCATCTTGGGTATTGGAATGTAAAATAGAGGCAAACACGGGGTCCATATAAGGTGTCCCCGTTTTCTCATCCAATTCGTGTCGCGACAGTGCGACCACCGTCTTCTTGTCCGCCAACACATTGCGCAGCTCGCCCATATCAAACGCGAGGGCAACATAGATATCCAAATTGAGGATTCCCACAATTTCGTCGGGGGTTAGATTCTTGGATGCAAAGGCAAACGCATCCTGGTATGTCATCCGCTTTCCAAGAGGAACGCCACGATACTTGGGATGACTGCGAACTGAATCCGACAACCCTTCCTCCGATTCATAGAGGTTGTACACCATCTTCACATAATAATGATTCAAATTGGCGAGCATACAGGTCACATATTCGCCCATTCGCGCGGCATCCGGCTCGGCATAACTCTGAACAATGATATTCATAATAGAATAGCATTGTTAATTACTTCTATATGATTTTCTTACGATAAAAACATATTCTCGTTTAAATTGTTACTATATTCAAAGCGGTGCCGAATACACCAATTCACGCATTTTTGTACATTCTGTTTGTTGTAATACTCTATTTTGTCTTTTTTTGACCTTATTTCAATAAGCCCCAGCGTCGTGTATATGTTGTCCAACTGGTTTTGCCCAAACACCACATTCACTTCCTCTATCTTATTGTAGAAAAAGAGCGGCACTTTCACCGACAAAATACTGCGCACATATTTCTCCGGGTCCAGCGAACCGAGCAACCCCTCAAACGCCCCTTGTATTTGCTCATTCGGCGTATAGCGATACCCCATACACACGATGTATTTCTCAGAATTGGCGGACCGACTCGTGTTCGGTTTCACAATATGAACACGCTCATACATAGAGGACAACAAAAACAACATTTCCACGGTCGGTTTATAAAAACTGTCAAATATTTTCAATACGAAACATCCGCCCTGTTTTTGAAGACACGCAGCATACGCAATTTGCGCAAACAACAAGTTCATCATGGATATTTCTTGGCTGTTGAAATCCATTGAAAAGTCAAACCCGCCGTCGCCCGTTACGAAATCCATTGTCCCGCGGTATTTCTCAACCACGTGGCGGAAATTGGCGACGCTGAGTAAATCGCCCGTCTTGTCCGCCCCCTTTTCAATAATCACATTCGGATTGTGTTTCAAGAATCCACGTGTCTTCTTCCATCCGGGGACGTCGTGGTTGTCGGGGTCTTCAATCGTCATTCCGTAAAACCGACTCTCCGGGTTGGTGTTATAATAACACGCAGCTTCAATGAAGCCACCCGGTCCTTCTGCCAGACCAAACATCGCGATTTGGTTCATCGGCGACCCAAATGCGGGGATTTTGAAATTGTCTATGATTTCCACCAATTTGAAAAACGCCCGCGAAATTGGCCGGTATTTACAAATACTCGTCCGCGAACTGTTGTTGTATATGTATTCAAATGGGTTGGTGTATTTTTTGTATATATCCCAGTCCTCCACGCATTCGTCAATTTTGCCCTTGATTTCAGTCAAAAAATGGTGTACCGAATACGAAATGTATTTTGTCGGTTTTTCCGCATTTTGTGATAAGGCCATTTTATTCCAATATATTCCGGATACTGCTGGTAATGTGTTGATAATCATTTCTTGTTTCACGCGTTTGACGCGATGTCTTGTGGCAACCGGTTTCTTATCCAGTACCTCCTCTACTTTGGCACTCATCATATGTTTTGCCACCTTGGCCGCCTCCACCGAATGCGTCTTCTTGAACACAAAATACCGATTCATAAACGAAATCGTCTTTTCCTCTTCGGTCATAAACGACGCCTTTCCATATTCGTTGCGATTCTCCGGATTTCGCCGGATTTCATTCATCATCTGGTCATAAAGCGTCTTGAACATCCCCGTGTTGCTGATTCCAATATCTTCAAACCCCGCCAATACGAATCCGTAGTCTTCCATCAGCCGCGTGAAATATCCAAAATTGACCAAATATTCCGTCGCGAACTTGTTGATGGATTCCTGGAAAACGTCAATGGCATACCCGATGCTGCTCTCATCCTCCGCAAATACGGTTTGTTCATATTTCCGCTGAATCTCAAATATTTTGCGCCCATCTGAGTAAATCGTCATTTCCGGTTTTTTCTCCAGGTGTTTGAACACGGTCTCGCCGTCGTAGCACGTCCCCACGAAATACCCATTGACCGCCGTACATTCCGACACGTTGCGCAAGAAGTTGTGTAGGATGGAGTGGTTTTCAAAGAAGTAATGGAGCGCAAATTGGCACGAACTCACGTTGAACCCGTTGACTCCCGCACCGAAACTCTTGTCCACCGCTTTCCCCAGGTTCGGTTTTGGACCCGACGTCTTACTCAGAATCGCCGCGCCGATTTCGCGCTCTTTCTCCGTATAAAACGCATCGCCGTTCTTCAGATTGAGCCGACTGTCCGCGGGCAAGAACAGGGCGTCAAACAATCCGCGTGTCTCCCGGCGCTCTTTCAAATACCGCGCACAAACCCCGTCCATCTGGTTGTAAATGTTGTCTTTTGACAAATCCACGCCGAATACGAACTTCAACTTCGCGCTCTTCCATTTGGAAATGTCGCCGCCTTTGCCAACCGCGTAATCAATGAGTGTGTCCCCCCGCTTGGCGACTTTCCCAATAATCCGCTTCTTCACAAACAAGTTGTGGAAATTACGCAGTCCCATCGTGCGCGACTCCTCCGTGCTCGTATTGTTGTAGTATATGTCGTCGGTGCTCTCCATCCGGATTTCCTCTCTCCCCGTGAGCATCTCCTCGGTGATGGGGAAATGGATGGACTTCCAGTTGTCATTCGCCACGTGATAGGCGTTTCCGTAGTTCTTATTGCCCGACCGCAAATCGTAGGTCTTGTCGTGGCGCACCCTGAGCGGCACCCATCGCCACCCCGGTTCCTGCTCCAAGTCGTAGGCGAACTCCACGATGGTTTCGTTCTCAAATCGCTCCCCCTCGGCCGTATAGATGATACTGCGACCTTCCGCGTCGGTTTCCATCAAGATGTTGGCGAAGCAGGCTTCGGGGTCATACGGCAAACTGGGGCGAAAGGGAAGCGGCTGATATGCGTCCTCGTTATCTATTTCTTCGCCCACAAACCCAACCTCGTCTTCCAACAACGCCTGGAAGGGATTCATCGCAATATGGTATTTCACATTGAACCCGCAGCGCAATTCCAGCGTCCTGTATTGGCGAAGTACCGTCGTGCCGCTTTCAAACTCGTTGTGAACCACGTCCGCCCCCGATTTGTCTTTCTTGTACGAAACCAAGAAGTCAATCGTGTTGTATTTCGGCGGTTTCCATTTGAAAGAGAGAGGCCACGTGACCTTCTCCAATTTGCCCGCGCGGCCGTGCGCCATACCCGCGACACCGATATTGGTGGGTGTGAATATGATGCCGTCCGTGTTATAAGGATACACTTCATCCTGGATGTTGGACAACAGCGTGGAGCAAATGTTGAAGATGGTGGTGCTCTCGTCCGGCAAATAGAACATTTTCGGCACGATTTTGAAATCGTCGGGCGACGCGACCTTGCTGGGACGCTTCGTCTTCAATCCGTTCACAAACCTCTTCAGATGGAGGAGCCGATACTTATCTAAATCTTCCTTGGTCTTCGGTTCTTCAAACCAGGCGAAGTCCAGTTCGCGCACCGACTTTACGCGCCCATTGCCGGCGCCCATAAAATAGATGTCAAACGCCGCATAATGGTTGATGAATCGCCCCGATTTGTCCATCAAGATGTGCTCGCCGTCCAGAATCGTACCCCAGTCCGTCTTCTCCGTCGCGGTGAGCCCAGTGAATTGTACGAGCATATTAGTGTTTATCAGGTAAATGCGCCCGTCGTGGGTGTCAATATAGAGGAGCTTGCGCTCGCCATCGGCCTTGTCCGTCGCACAATAATTCACGCGGATATTGGGTTCATTGGAGGTCTGGTCCAGTTCAACGATGTTTTTTAATTGAAGCGTACACGAATTGGGTCCGATGAAGTTGCGGCCATATACGCGGCGTTCTTCATATAAATCGCCGTGGACCGTGCGCATATAGGATTGTAAGACGCGGTCGTGTTCCGAATAAGGCGTCGGGTATTTCGTGTCTTGGAGGGCGCTGAGAACCACGCGAATCACGGATTCCAGCTCCTTTATCACGTCGGCCTCTTCGGTAAAAGGCGTCCCCACGCCGACCTTCTCATTGTCTATTTCCAGCTCAATTTCGCAGAACTCCTGGTTATTCAGCACTTGCGCCTCTTCCATCGTGAACTCGGGAACCATAATTCCGCCCGATGTCTTGGAGGTGCGAATGATACTGAGGTCCACCACGATGGGACTCTTTTCGCTGCTGAGCCGGACGCGATTGATAAGACGATATGTCTTGCGGTAATCGCGCCACGTTCCCAGAATATCGTTGGCGATTTTGGACTTCAAATTGTAGTCGGATTCCATATTGAAGGAGACGTTGAATCCGTAGTCGCGATTCGTGATTTTCTGGACGAACTTGCCGTCGCGGTCTTTGGCGGATGACTTCTGCGTGAACTTGATTTTCTTGTAATTGGCGGGGACATCGGCGAGCTTCTTCAAGTTGTTGTCCGAGCGACAATATTGCTGGATGAGTTCGGCACCGAAGAGTTCCGCGCGCACATTTGACATCTGAATCGCGCCCGTCTTGGCGTTCGTGTGCTGCGACTGAATGCGCAACATATTGTCGCCGGTTTCGTTTTCGCATTGGAACCCGTGTCCGCGCATACGGCGGATGACGTTGTCGTATTCGGTTTTAGTAAAGGTGTGTCCGCGATGGGGCTTGAATCGCACCTCAAACTCCTTTGTTTGTAGACTGGTGGCCGTTGCTAAATACTGATTTATCATTTTTAGAAGGTCATCCTTGAATCCAGGAGGAGGCGACGGCGACGGCGACGGTGTCTTCGGCGACGGTGTCTTCGCTAACGACAACTGTTCCTTTACGTTAGATTGTGTGTCTGACATTATTGTGTGAATATATTATACAAATATATTATTAATCCAAAATATATTCAATTTTATAGAGGAAAAAAACGTTGTATCTAGCGCTTACTGAACAGATTAGATACGAGGTTTAGACAAGTGCGGATATCAAGGCGTCGCCTTTATAAACAAACAACCAACACCCCGTTTCCGAGCATTTTTTCAACGTCGCATCACTCACTTTATGTCGCCCTAACTTCACAAGGGCCGCAAAATGGTCGTTTGTCCGATTCAGTATATTTGTCAAATCTTTGTCTTCCGATTTGTCATAGACTTCTGCCAAAATGTCCATAAAGCGGTCGCGGTTCATATTCGGCATTTGAAATGAATTGCTCGCCGAAAAATGCTTAGGAAACCGGCGCTGCCAATCGGCTGCGGCATCAATAATACGCTGTTTCCGCAATTGGGTTTCATCGGTTGCCGGTGGAATATATATTTCGCTGATTGGAACCGCCTTATTCAGGTTCTCAAATATCACGTGTAGTTCGCCGGGACTTTTATCAATGTGAAGGCTCACTAATATAGAGGCGTTGTAAAACCACGTGGCGCTGCGGCCATATCCATATTCGTTGCCGGTAATAAAGTCGGGATTTATCTGCGAATTATTGTCGTAGATGTGTTTTATCGCGCTATATCGATGTAGGCCATCCAATATTTCGTAGCGATTCTCTGTGGTATTGTAGTGTAAATGGAGGACGGTGTCAAATGCCGTTCGATTACGGAAAATAGAGGATGCCATTGAAAGGACGCGCAAATCGTCGGCGGGGCGATTATGGACCCAGCGAACGGGGTTTAGACCAACGAGGTCTTCAATCGTAAGAATAAGCAAAACGTGATTGGGAGAGTAAGTTAAATGTACGTGATTCATTTTTGTTTTGTAATGGTAGAAGAGAGGCGCGAACAATTCAATTTCTTGTGTAGCACCCTGTGGGTGCTAACGCAATAAACACAGTATCATGACTATTTTCACTTTATGCAAATTCTTGGAGTCAAGCAATTTTATAGAGGGCGAAATGTATTTAGTTATATTATATGACTGATAAAGAGGCACCTACGGTTTTTGATAAAAATATGTCATATCAGGATTTTGTAAAAACGATTCCAATTGAAGAAATAGAGGCGAGTCAACAAAAAATACCATCCTACCAAGAAGTTTTGAAAACGATTGCTCCAAAGGATAAATATACATGGATGGAAATGAACGAAATGGTTGAGCGCGAAATAAAAAGTGTTGTTGGCAAAATGACGGATGCGATTAAGGAGGATATAGTTGGGCATTTTTCTGAAGAGGTGAATCTGTCACGACGTGTGCCACTTAATGAAGACGGTCACGAACGTTTGACATTTACAGCATTAAATATTTTCAATACTTATTTAATTAGAGTTCTACAAAATATTGTGAATGACTATAAATACAAGAATGGTTATAGCGAGCATTTTATTTTGATTCGTGATATTTTACAAATAGCAACAACACAAATAGATACTTATTCTCCTTCACACGCCATTCCGTCAAATCCAGAATGGTTTGAGTCATTGTTTATAAATATAGTACAATCCGAATATATAAAATTAACGAAAACATATGGTAGTACATATGTATATAGTTTTATGCAAAAATCAATAGGACAATTTGGTTATTTGATGAATATGATGGCTCAGTCCGGCCAGACAGGACTCACATATTTTCAACTTGGCGGCTATGAAGAAACACAGCGTATGTCAAGATATTTACAAAAAGAACCCGTTGTTCCATTAGAACATTTTGGAATATTTGCAAATAATGATTTACAAAATCAGTTAGTTTGTAAAACACCATTTTTTAATACGAATACCAATAAAATTAACAAACCATTTTTAATGAGGTTTTTAACAATATTCCGCGAGTTCTATTCATTCATGATTGATGAGATTGATTATGACGTTCCAGTGAAGAGAGGCGGCCAAATCAAATCCCAAAGACGTCGCACGGGAAATAAAAAAACCCGCAAACAACACCAATAAACCCGTTATTCTAACATTGAGCTTCGGATAGGTCGCTTTCTCATACCCTCCCTTCGGGTGGGTGGGTGGGTCGCTTTATAAGTCGCACCCAATCCTTCGGATAGGTCGCTTTCTCCTCCCGTAGGGGGAGTGTCGCGCCCCCTCCCTTCGGGTGGGTCGCTTATACAAGCCTCGCCCCAACACATTCGGTCATTTTCACAAGCAACTTCTCATAATATTCCGGTTTACTCATCTTGACATCGGTCGGTCCAAAGATGCGCGTATACATTCCCACCAGTTCGTCCAATTTGTACGCCGACGCACCCAGCATCGGTTTTTCATAATGCTCCAGCGCCATATAATTCGCGCGAATGTCGGCAGATTTCCCCGACTGGTCCACATAGAGGCGACCTCCCTTTTCTATGCGCAAAATGATGTCATCGGCACTGTAGTCATCCTCTTCATCCGACACATATTCCTTGGACACAAACCGCAAATAGGCGCCGATTTCCTCAAACACCGCATATATCGGGCGTTTATAGTATATCGCACATGCGACCAGACCCCCCGCCGCCTTGTCCATAAATGGCCGCGTCATCAAATCGCATCGGATTTCGTTCATTTTCGCGATGGTCAGTTTGTAATTGGACGCCTTCAACGCATTCGGATTCTTGTTTAGATGTTCGGAGATGAGTCGTTTCTCATTCATCAACAAGTTGGTTGGGGTGGTGCCTTTTTGAAATAGGGACTGCTCGCCGTTGATGGCGACGTAGACGCACGTGAATACGGAGTCCTTGGATTTGGCGTGGTATTTGTATTGGACTCCGGAAGGGGGCCCCGAAGGGGGCCCGGAAGGGACCCTAGAAATTGGCTCTTGGTTAAGGGGTTCTTTCTTTATAGGAGATTCCTTTAAAATAGGTTCTTGTACACTCAGTACTTTTGTAAGGGTCTCCTCTACTGTATTATAAGAAGATAGCAGTCGCGTGGCCAAATCTTCCGTCATCATATATTTTTCCAAACATTCCAGCGTATCGTGTTCCAACATAAAGTCTTTCTGACCGTAAATTAATTTGAACTGTTTAAGATTTAAATCCTCCCCTTCGGGGATAGGATTTGTATCTTTGGCTGTTATGACACGCGAAGAATGTGAATCCGCTCTGCGGATTGAGTGCTTCGCGTGATTGAACTGTTTATCATCAATCATATTTGTGTGTTATTATAGATAACACATAAACCTTTATCTAATTTCAATATTTCAAGTAGTGCCTTCGGTTTTAGCGACGCATAAGCTTAGCTTCGGTTTTAGCTTACCATATCACTATCAAAAAACGTGTTCTTGAACTCTTGTTTCTGGTGTTCCACGGTATTAATGACACTCTCTTGGTCACCCACGTACTTCACATACTTCGCCAATTCATTAATGGTCTCCTTCGGTAAAAAAGATATATTCACAAAAACCCCACTCTTGTTTTCGTTCAATTTGATTGTCGTGTTCGCCTTAAGGATTCGCAGAACCTCTATTTGGTTGGACTTCGCCATTTTTTCGATTTGGTCTTTGATATTGGTGAGTGATTCGGTGGTTACTTGGAAAGATTCGATGGACATCGTATATCGTGTTATGGCGGCGTCGTTTTATGCCATTTCCAAATGTTATCAAGGGTCCTAACAAAAGGTTCAATGATTTACATCAAGGGACTCACATCAAGGGACTCACATCAAACCCGCAATCGCCGTAATCGCATTGTCATTCAACTCAAATCGCGTACCAATGATTTTCGCCCGAATGGTGTCGTCCTCTCGGATTGTGTCAAAATGGGGATTCATATTCTGATGGTCCCGCGCAATAAACACAATGATTGGTACATTCTCATCGGCATCTACCACGTGAGCGTGGATCCCCGCTTTGGTGATGTTTTGTACAATACACGACACCTCTATGTCTTTAATCGGATTACACACCATACACCGAAACACCACGTGAAACTCTACGTGGTCATCTTTGATGAGCCCCGGTGAATACGACATAATATCCACTTTCTTGGGGCAGATGTATCCTTCCACACAACATTTCCCCTCCATACTAGTAGCAAGTTTCTTGGTCAAATTAGCTTTCACATTTTTGCCAATTTCCGTGATTTTTAGCGCGATTTTTCGGGTTAAAAGCGATTCAACATATACACTGTTATATTCTTTCTTATTGTGTGTGCGTTCCATTTTATAGAAGTATATTATGATTTTATATTTTTATAAATACAAATATAAAAAATCAATTTTTCACATATATCCTCTGTAAAATTGAATTATTAGAAACAGTATGAACTAAATAGAAACGACGATTCTCTTATAACAATGACATCTTGTGCCGCCCCCGAAACCCAACACAACTACGTGTATGAACTAAATCAACGTTTTATACGCTCGTTTGTATATTACAATATGGCCGACAAATATTACATCGTGATTTCCGAAAAAGAAACCGACTCCGAAGAACCCGACGAATTCTATTTTCGGTCGCGCAACAAAACCCGTATCGTCCATTATTTGGACTCGTTGTACAATGAATCCTCGATTGTAGGGTTACGGCTATACGACTACGAGACGTTGCCAACCGAAACCTCATTTGACTTCTTGAACAATTGGTCGCGCGTTCCGTCAGATATGGAGGTTCCGCGAAGCATCTATATTACCGACAGCGCAATGATAATCTCGCTTTTGAAATGCTTGTCGCATTTACAGATGTCTGTCGGGCTCCCTTAGGGATCCCTTCTTGAAATGCTGGCATTTCCGGAACAGATGTCTACCCTTAGGGAATCACTTCGGGAAATGCGGGCATTTTCGGAACAGATGTCTGCCTGACTCCCTCCCCTTAGGGATCCCGACATAATCACTTCGTAGCCTCTAAACCGTCGAAGAATTAAACGTCACAAAGTGCCGTTTTTTGTTCATCGGTTTATATCTTCAACCGCTGAATCTTGTTATAATTCGCCATCTCTTGCCGCATATACCACGGTTTTTTCCGCGACGCAATCTTTCGCATCACGACTTCAAGGATGATTCCCAGCGCAATCTTGCTCATCTTCGTCGTCGTATCCGCCTCATATTGAATGGGGACATTTGCCGACTTTAGCACATTGTTCAGAAGCACGATGATGTCGCCTTTCGCCTCCTGCATCAAATAGGCACCCGGGTTGTTGCGTTTCAACAAGAACTGTTTGATTTTGAAGACGGAAATGCCGGTTTTGAATCCCCCGAAAAACCCCACAATCTTAGGCAAAGAGAGAGGCTCCGCGAAAAGCCGTTCATTCAAGACGGGGTCAAACGTTTCCATACGATAGGTGATGTCGCTCCAATCTGTCAAATCAAACAACACATTTTCGTCGTCTTTCGCAATCAGGATTCCACGAGTGTCCTCTATTTGGAACACCAAGTATTTGAAATACTCCACCACGTATCTTTCAAGAACGGTGGTCGGTATATTCTCGGTGACGGCCCATTTTGCCAGGGTCACGCGGTCTTTGTATTCCAGCGAGTTTAGCGCGTGTTCCCAAATATAGGGCGTCAGCTCCGCCTCTGTTATCCCGTGTTTTTCCATCAATTGTTTTTTCGCAGTGTAATCAATGAACTCCGCCACCTTTTTCTTGGAGGAACTGGCCTTGTAACTATTCATATGGTTGTACCAGTCTTCGTCATTTGCCTCGGTCACGGTTGCTGGACCGAGAGCCCGCGCCACGTTCATCTCAATTTCGGCTAAAATACGGCGGACCTCAACATTGCCGATTGTTGGCGTGGCTTTTGCTTGTCCAGTGGTAGTCGCTACGGTCTGTTCCGAAATCGCGGACGAAATACCCACGCGGACCCTCTCATTCTTCACCTGAACCGGCACCATCGAATCAAACACCGACGAATGGGGGTCGCTCACTTCCACCGGCTGGAAAAGGTAGTATTTGTCGCGATTTATCAACCGCCCCACCCGCCCATATTTGTCGGTAAATGTCCGCGATGGGTTCTGGACAAGTTCGGTCAAGGCGAAATACAAGTTGTACTTATTGGCCACACCCACCATATTCTCAATCACGTCATAATGGAGCGCGATTTCGCGGCCAATAATGGCGGTCACTTTCTCTATCAGCTTTTGTAGAATAAACGCGCTGGGTTTCGTAATCAGGATGCCCTGCTTCTCCTCCGGCATCGGCTCTTCCGGCAAACAACTGTATTCGCAATCAGGCATATAGTCGCACGCGGAGGAATTGGATTTGTCGCCGACCTGAAACAACTGCGGTTCCTCCATCGTAGAGGAGCGAATCATCACTTTTCCAACTGCGGTCATATTCACATCCGTGAAATAGGTTTGCGAGTGATTCAGCACGCAATCCACCGAAATCTGTTTCAAAAGCCGCGTCACCTTGCCGATGTTTTGCGCCTTCTTCTCGGCATATTGGTAGACATATGTGTCCGCCGAAAAGACGTTATCCGGAAGCGCCGCGTGTAAGTAAATCTCCACGTTCCTCTCTTCAAACTCCAATTTACAATGACTCAAGTTGCGCACACCGCGCCCCACAATCTGTTCAATGCGGTTCAAATTGTACCACGGGTCCAGAATGTGAACCTGGCGCACGTATTTGAAATCCAGGCCCTCCGACGCCGCGCGCGAAATGAGGATGACACGCACGAGGGCGCCGTTCTTATTGGCCTCTCCCGTGGCGTAATTGATATCCGCCGCGTTGTTCTGCGAGAAATACTTGTCCCCTGACAAAATCATATACTTCGCCGGACTAAACTTTGTGCCCGGCACGGCAGGTTTCATCGTGATGGCGTCAATCGGCTCGCTATCAATGGCCCCCGGTTTGAACAGCTGCGTGGCATTCGCGGAGGTCCCATACCGAGTGAATCCCATCTCCTCTAACGCCAGCGATACAGGCACGATACCGCCATCAATGTATTGGGTATAAATGATGATGATGCCGCGCGAACGCCGAACACACGCGCAAATGTCGGCGATTTTGGAACTGTATTTGCGCAACTCCGTTTCGTGAAATATCCGTGGAATGCCGCGCTTGTACTCATAATTGTACTTGCGGTACTCGTATACTTCGCCTCTCTTCTCGCTCTTTTCCACAAAGGACATATTGGTCTGGAGCCCTTCTTTGCCGACAAACTTCGCATCCCCCGACACGCGATGAAATGTCATATTCAAGGCTTGTAGAGGCATTTGGAGTTGGGCGTATCCGTAGCTCTCGTTGTTAAAGTCAATATTGACGGGTTGGTTCATATATTCGCGCATAACGAGCTCGTAGGATTCTTGCTGATAGGGGTCCAAAGTGGTATAGTAGAGAGGCGTAATCATCGGCGTTTTCGCGAGTTGGGCGTTGTCCGGCGCGAATGCGTCGGGATAGATGCGAAAGGGGAACGTGTATGGGTTTTCACCGCGAACGTAGGACACATAACCATTAAGCTTTTGCTGTAACAGGTCGGGTTTCACCAACACACCTTCGGCGGTGAATGCGTCCTCGTATTGGATGGGGGCCCGGCGGTCGTTGATATTGAGCAGATTACATATCCAGATGATTTCGCGGGGGGAATTGAACATCGGGGTGGCAGACATCAATATGAGGCGGAGGTTGTCGGCGTGCGCGGCGACGCGCAACAACAATTTGGCGAGCCGCTTGTCCTCTTTTGCGCAATTGTGGACCTCATCAATGATGATGAGCCGATTGTTGAAAATACGCTGGATGTTTTGTACCTCTATTTGCTCTCTTAGCGCGGCGTCTTCGGCGGCCTCGTAGACCGCGTTATAGACATTTTCTTGGATGAAGTTGGCTAGCTGTAAGTAGCCCATGAAGGCATAACTCGTGTTGATGATGGTTTTCACTTGAGAGACGATTTTCTCGCGACTGATGTTGGCGCCGACGGGGTTTATTTCGCGGATGAGCTTGTTTCCAACACACGAATTGTTTTTCCAGACTCCCTCTACTTGTTTCAATTTGGTTTCATCAAACAATTGTAAGCGGAAATTGTTTTGTACGTTGCTAGAGGCGATAACCATAATGCGCTGTGTGATGCCGGCGTTTTTCATATAATCGCGCAATTCTTCGGCGATGCCGATGGCCGAGCACGTTTTGCCGGTGCCGACACCGTGGTATATGAGGAGTCCCTTGTATGGTGTGTTCTGGGAGATGAATGTTTTGACAAACAATTGGCGGGCTTGTAGTTCAAACTCGGGGTTTTCGCAAATAATATCGGAGGTTTCCTTGAGGGGTTGGGTGATATCGGCGTCGTAGGTGAATGCGCTGAACTCGTTGCGTTTGGCGATTTTTTGATTTAGAAAGGGGTCGTTGAGAGAGGGATACAAGAAGGGGCTGTTTTCAAGCGTACGCTCGGCTGGTGGTGATTCATCCTCTAATGAATCCTCTGAAGGTGATTCATCTTCGGACAATTCATCCTCTAATGATTCTTTGGATAATTCTTCTTGCGATTCCTCCTCTAATTCATCTTGTAAAACATCTTCTGATGGTTCGTCTGATGATTCCTGAGGCGATTCATCCTCTAACGATTCGCCTTCTAATTCTTCTTGCTTTAATGATTTGTCTTCGGGTGATTCCAAACTACCTCTCACAATTGGTTTGTATTCGTCGGCATTTATTAATTCAAGCCGCTGTAGTTCTTTGTCAATTGTATTTCCTCTACTTACATCGGAAGGTGATTCATATTTATTTTCTGGAAGAGGAATCTTCTGTAATTGAATCGGCTTAGCTTTGGCTTTGGTCGCCTCGGCTTTGGTCGCCTCAGCTTTGGTCGCCTCGGCTTTGGTCGCCTCAGCTTTGGTCGCCTCGGCTTTGGTCGCCTCAGCTTTGGTCGCCTCGGCTTTGGCTTTGGTCGCCTCGGCTTTGGTCTTGGTCTCGGATAAGTCCAATGAGTCAGTTGAGTCCAATGACGGCGTCAAAACACTACGAATCGCATTTCCAATGGTTTTCAACAAAGATGGTTCCTCTTTTACTTTACGCTGGGTACCCCGTTTTGCGAGTTGGCGTCTTTTATATTCTTCATCCGACATACATTCATTATTATAATTAGGCCGCCGCCGTGTTCCTGCTTTACACCTCGGTAATCGGGGTTTCTCCATATATGTATATTATATCCACATACATATATTATTTTTGTACCAACAACGTAAGTTGCTGTCAAATACGCCGTCGGTTAAGGTTATGAAATGAGCCCTTTGGTTAAGGCCTCATGAAGGTCCGACCGAAGGACCCGGAGGGTAAGGGCCCTTCTTAAAGGAGGCCTTTGGGTCGTCCGACCTTCGGACCCGGAGGTTAAGGGCCCTTCGGGCCCGAAGGCCTCCTTTAAGGAGGCCTTAAGCAAAGGTCGTCGTACAAGACGTCAACACAATATTAATATTTGATAAAATCCGTTTTTTTTCTAAATTATAATGTCTTATTGCCCCCAAGCATTCGTTGAACGATTTCCATTCCACTTTGCTCACTTCAAACTTATCTACGTCTGTCATTTTCTCAGCAACACTCGTATTGTAATCCACATACATCAAAAAGTACCGATGTTTGTACGATTTGTAATTGGACCCCATAAAAATCTCTTCATATGGTGCCAAATTATTAATAACAAACGTCATATTACGCGATTTGATTCCCGTCTCTTCATAAAACTCGCGCATCGCACAATCAATATCACTTTCATTGTAATTGCGCTTCCCTTTTGGAAACCCCCATTCAGGTTCATCCCATTTTGTCAGACATTCGTTTATCATCGTCTCCATGGTGAAACTTGGCAGACTTGCGTGAACAAACATATTTGGTTGGGGTTTTTGAATCATGGGAATGCCATTCATAGGTGGATTTGCCAACGCAGAAGCATCGGCTACATTACCAGCAGAAAAGCATTCGTTTTTCCTAAGTGGATTTGCCAACGCAGAAGCGTCGGCTACATTACCAGCAGAAAAGCATTCGCTTTTCCTAAGTGGATTTGCCAACGCAGAAGCGTCGGCTACATTACCAGCAGAAAAGCATTCGCTTTTCCTAAGTGGATTTGCCAACGCAGAAGCGTCGGCTACATCAACCCTTCGTTGGTTCAAATATACGCCACTCTTCAATTGGTTAAACTTTTCGCGCGACACCATTTCTTCCGTTTTATAGCGGCTTTCGCCAAACTCATAAGACGGCGATTTATTCACTGACAACCCCGGTGGCGCGACCGGCTTATCCCAGATTTTTTCCCAGACTTCATCAAACGTATGTTCCAATAACATCGCCCTCTCTTGAACCGTCATCTGCGAAATCATATTCATAATATAATATTTGTTGTTCACCGAGTATTTGCCACGAATAAAATCCATCAAACCGAGCGTGTCCTTGCGTCGTATCATCAAATATTCAATTGCTTTTGTTTCCGGGTGTTTCCGATATGCGATAATACCATTGCTGGTGATCGGCATTTTACATTGGTATGCTGAATGTCCGCGTTTTCCACAATTATTACAGCTCATCCCGTGGGTATCTCTACCTAGTGTATGAAAATACTTCTAAATACTATCTGGTAGTATATTAATTGATGTCCGCAATAAAAGCAAGCTCACAAGAATCCGCAGCATCATCAGAATCCGCGAAAACCTGGGGTCCGCATTACTGGTTTTTCATGATGTCGGTCGCCCTCTCTTATCCCGACTTCCCCAATGAAACTACCAAGCGAAAATACTATGATTTCTTTACAAACTTTGCGCTTTTTATACCGGATCCCGATATGGGAAAGCGATTTAGTGGAATGCTGGACCGCTATCCGATTACGCCCTATTTAGGTAGCAAAGACTCGCTGGTTCGCTGGGTCGTATTCATCCACAACAAATACAATGAAATGCTGGGGAAACACGAGGTTTCGCTGGACGCGGCGCTGGCCGCTTATTATGACCAGTTTATACCGAAGCCGGTTTATTTACATCATAAACTGAAGATGCGGCGATACTGGATACACGCGGTCTTCATTGCGTTGTGTTTTGCGCTCATTTTTTGGTTAGTCTAGGCGCCCACCTTTTGGCTCACCTTTGGCTAGCCTAGGCGCCTACCTTTTATACCGTACCAAAATATATAGGATATGCGTATTGAAATACTTATTTTGTTGGTAACCGGATTTTTGATTGCGAACGTCTATACGGACGGCAAATACTGGAAACTGTTACAAACCAACCAGAAATACTATAAAATGGGCGGAATCGCTCTGGGCGGATTGATGTTGTTCGTCCTCTTTAAGAAGTTCCCCGCGAAGGCGCAAGACATTCTTCGCGGGTCCAATGAATACCTCAAATACTTGCCGGTGGATCGCGAAACCACCTCTATGCTTAGTCCGATTTTAGACTTCACTTCCAAACAAAACTTGTATGGTGATATGGATGACGTCTCGTTTCCCATAGCGCCGATGGCACCAGCGGGGTCCATTGACCGCTTGTCCAGGTCTGGCCAAAACGATAGTAGAGGCGGAAGTGGAATAAACGATAGTAGAGGCATAAGCGGCAGCGGAACAAAAGCCACCAAGCGCTCCGTCAGTGAGACCAAGAAGAAGTTCGTCGCCAGTAGCCAAAACTGGAAATGCGGCGACTGCGGCGAGCAGCTATCGGCGTGGTTTGAAGTAGACCACAAGGTCCGCCTGGAATATGGCGGCAGCAACCACATCGACAATTTAGTCGCTCTTTGCCGCGAATGCCACGGGCGCAAAACCACGATGGAAAATCTATAAAATAGAGGCATAATATAAATGGACTTGGAATCAATAACAGGATTCGTCACTAACAATTTGGCGATTTTTGCGGTATTCATTTATTTAATTGTAATCTCCTTCTTCTTGAATGATAAGCCTTCCGTGGATAGTCCCATATTTTACGGCCTATTAATTATCCTGCCTCTCTTAATAAGCGTATTTTATTCTTTTTCGGGGAACATTTTTGAATCTTTCAACAGCATATTGGTAGCAGCAAAAGACAATTTTTCCGGGGCAACCATTTTGAAGGCTTTAGTCGCAATCGCGGTTTTATATGGGTTAAGCCAGCTTTCGATTTCCTCGTTGGGCGTGCAAGCAATCGCATATGGCGGTATTGTGGTGAGTATCCTAATCGGTATCGTAGCACTCGCAATCGCCGCGAAAATCAACCGAGCGCGCATCTACAATATGACTGGGTTAAGCGGATTCATCGTGAACTTCATCTTCTTTATCCCGTGTTTGCTCTCCGATTTCGTAGAATACATGTACGGCGATTTTGCCACTACGCCCAAGGTGGTGTATATCTTGTTCGTATTTGAAATCATCCTCATCCTCCTCTATTTATACCTTCCAAAATTGCTGAAAAAGATAGCAGAACGAGAGGGCAACATCATCATTGACAAACCAATCAGAATCAATTACAAGAACGACGCGACCAACTACATTGATATGCAGACCAGTAGCGAGTCCGTGGATTTGTCCATCATTACACGAACCGCCATCAATATTCGTGAAAAATACGCAATATCTATGTGGGTCTATGTTGTCCCGATGCCGCCGAATCACGCGCCGTACAACACAGAGGCGGATATTTTCAATTTCAATAAACACCCGCGAATCACATACAACGGTACAGACAAGCGATTTAGCATTTATTATAGTAATAATAAGACCGATATATTTGACGCGCCGCTGGAGAAATGGAATCATATCCTCGTGAATTATACCAGAGATAAAGCGGACCTTTTCTTGAATGGTGTCTTGACAAAAACGCACAAGCGTGTTCGCAACGATGAGTCTTTCAATGTCGGCGATATTTTAACAACGGGGCAGGAAAACGGGCTCCAAGGCGGAATTGCCAGAGTCGTTTATTATGACCGGTCTCTCTTAGCATATGAGGTCAGTAGAGTCTATAATTACGAGAAGGGCTTGGTCGGGTATGAATAATGTTGAAAAAAAGCGTCCTCCCTTTGGGTGGGAAGCCTTTTTGACAATAATTATATCGGACCAACATATACATATGTTTGGAGGACAATCAATAGAAACCGCTTATCCCGTTATCAAAGAAACCATCCCTGCCTCTCATTTAGGATACAAAACCAACAATCGTTATGACGGATTTCCACCGCTGATGAGTGATGGTCGGTCTATTTTTGCGGGGGCGCGGTCGGAGACACTTCTACAAAACACGATATTAAAGAACATGAACAGTAGTCTAGATGAGAAGTCAAGCATCAACAATGCGCAGTACCGCGAATATATGGTTAAGAACGCGCGTAAAATCATGGAGGCCGACTTCCGCAATGCCAGCAATGACGTAGGGTACTATGAGAGGTTTGCTGACCAGCTGTCTGCCGGACTCCCAAAGGGAGCCGGCATAAGCACTTCGGGAAATGCGGGCGCATTTCCGGAACAAATACGTGCGCAGAATGATACACAATCTGTTTCGGGCGCACCCTACCTCTATGCGGATACTGCGGATAATACGAGACCTCTGGGATACTCAGACAGCGATTTGAAGGCTGTTTATTTGACTCGGGAGGAACTGGACGCACGACGATCCACGGCGGCGTTTCGGCCGGTTTAGATATTTTGTTATTGAGTAATTTATTGTACTCAATAATATGACAACACCGATGAGAGGCTATCACATTTATGCGCAAATGCATAAAATATCACGGTAAATATATAATGAGTAAAAAAACATTGGGTCTATTTAATCTAACCTCTATAGAATCACGCCATAACCCTCTACAAGAGGTTGATACGTATATTACAGGTTTACCCGAAGGTATTCCAAGATGTGAAGCCGGATTTGTAAACTCTTTTATACAGAATGGAATGGCCTTAATTCAAGGTTCCTTTGGTAAAACTTATATAAATGTGGATAGGTCCAATGTTATGAAAATGATTGATTTACAAAAACGGTATAACATGTTGTTAAATTATTCCGAAGACAAAATAACCTCTATAATAATCGGCGACCTAAAAAGTGAAATTGAATACTATCATACTATATCCGACCTTTGCAATAATGTATGTAAGTTTTTAGGATACTACTATGATATCTCAAAAAAAATAATATACATCCTTATGGAAAATTGCGGAGCCGATTTATTTGATGTTTACGCAAGAGAAAAAAACCAAGTTTAGCACAAAGTATTGGATTTATTACACAAATTGTGGACGCATTGGATTGCTTACATAGCAATGGGTTTGCCCACCGAGACATAAAACCCGAAAATATAACAGTAACTGAACAAGGCAAAGTATTGTTGATTGATTTTGGATTTCTTACGCATAGGGGAGACGAAATTATTCCTGGAAAAGGAACGGCCTTGTATAATTCTCCCGAAAATATGAATCAAACCCTAATGACATTTGATGATTTAACGGCGTCTGATATATATTCTCTTGGTGTCACGATTCTCTTTATGATTTTGCCGCATAGTAATGATAAAAATATTTTATTCAATACTATTAATTCAGAAGCACCAGTTGCCGTAGAGTTTAATAAAAGTAATTTTACTAATAGAATCGGAATACTTGAAAAGAATATGAAAAAGTTTAACAAAGACACCATAATAACACAAATCAATCAGAAATTAAGTGACTTATTTGGACTTACTATGGATTCATTTTCAGTGATATTCCTGGAAGTAGAATTAGCGCAGCAGATCTAAAATCTATATTGTTAAGAACGCCCAAATCATTTTCTCTTGGTGGCAGCAAATCGCGTAAGAAAAAGAGAGGCACACGCGGTCGCCGCCAGAGGCGGCGAAAAACGTATAAAAAAAGAATGAATCAAAATAGACCAGCAAAATTATCGCGGTAAATAGTATAATGGCATCTTTTACAAAAGAATCCTCTACAGAGAAACCAACTGCTATAGATATCATTAACGATATTCACGACAGAACCGTATTACAAATACCAGCAACAATTCGTAAGATTGAACAGTTGCCAGAACGCACCGAAGACATAATACAAACCGGGTCGTGCGGTGCCAGTGGATATCGTTCAACCGATAATGGGAAACCAGTCGTTGTAAAACAAATGGATGTGCTGTCCAAAATAAAAAATAATATATTAGACAAACTCAGCACATTACCGCCAGAAAAGATAGAGAAATATACAAAATATATAGTAACTGGATTGTTGAATGAAATTGTAAATTATCACGAAGTATCACAAATGTCCGAACATTTTTTCTGTAAATTTATTGGATACAAAATTGAATATAAACCAGATACAACTGCTGCTGATAGTTTTACGTTCTTAGTATACATTGTTATGGAAGACTGCGGTGAGAAAGATTTACACGATTTTTCGGGCGATTTATTGGATGATAATAATTTTACAAATACTCAACGTCTAAAAATATTATGTTCTATTTTTGGGAAGTTATTGTTTGATTTGATGCTTTTACACGACAATGGATTTGTACATTTAGATTTGAAACCCGAAAATATATTTATTAAAACAAATCCAGACAATGTATCACTCGATGAAAAATATACAGTTTTACTGGGTGATGCTGGGTCTCTTACTAAAATCGGAGATACTCCATATGTAGATGGTCCAATTGGTACCCCCATATATAAAGCTTGGGAAGTTTATGATACTTATGTTACTTCTGTAAAAAATGACGATGATTTAAAAGGGGCTGATATCTATTCCATTTTTATTATAATATACAAATTATTGGAAGAATACAAACACTTTGGAAACAAGAATATAAACACCCATATATTTAACATATTATTTGGAAAATATATTGAAAGCAGATTTTATAAATCTAAATATTTTAATTGGTTAGAAATGGTGAGAAATTCCAAGCCAGCTGATAGACCCGACATTAATACGCTTGTTGCCTTATTTGACCATAATAAATCAATTTGGTTGGGTGGAAAGAGACGGACCTATAAAAAGCCGTCCCGGAAAGCACGCAAGAAGAATTGCGCTCAAAAAACAAATCGCCGTAGGCGTCATTAGTTATGCGCCCTTTCAGTTATGCGCCCTTTCAGTTATGCGCCCTTTCAGTTATGCGCCATCCAGTTATTTGTAAAACGCCATATTTTACAAATAATAATACCTCTAATATTTGGACCACTTGTTATTGTTGAAACTGCTCAGCACCAGCAGCTTGTCCTTGTTGGCCTTCCAGAACTCCACTTTCTTATCCAGTTCACGCTCTTCCGCCGTCTTCGGCACCACGCGGTTCTTCTTCGCGTCCATTAGCGCCTGGTCCGCCGCTGTGATTTGCGGTCTCACGCCATAACAATTCACACCCAACCGCACATTGGGGTTCGCAAAATAGCCTCCGTTTACACCCGGTCTTCCTAAATCGTGTTCGTGTCCTTTCAGTTCTTGTAGCCGCGCCCACGTCGCCTTTTGCGTGGGGAAATAGGCGTGTTGGCCTTCACTCCAGCCATAACTCGTCCATTCGGCCCCGCCCATATAGGACGCCTCTATTTCATCATATTTCGCCAGCCGGGCCCCCATCGCGCGGCAAACCGCCTTGGCATCCTCATACGTATAGAGGTTGTTGCTCACATTGAAAACCTCTTCTTTTGACCCGGAGGCATCTTCTTTATCTGTCTTTTTTTCAGATTCCACCTTCTTCGTCTTAAAAAGGCTCGCCCAATCCACATCACCAAAAAGCGCCCCCACAATATCTATCTGGAATATGTATTTGAAAAACTGGATGATAAGGAGCACCGTTAACAACAAATGCGCATTGGATTCCAGCAATGACGACCCCATTGGGGCTCCAAAAACGGCGGTTCCCACGCGTAACAACACGAGAAACCCGAGTATCTCTAAGACCGAGTACGCATTGTTCAAATACGCCTTCGTGGATTTCTTCAAATCCTCCCAATACGAATCTTGTTTCTCAGTATCCAGCGAATAGTAATAAGACACGACCGCAGCAATAATTAGCACAAAAAAGGCCACATTCACAAAACTGGCCATTGTACTATGGTCGTCGGTATCAAACACCAGACTCATAATTCCATAAATCATAAAATAAACTGCTAAAAATCCAACTGTAATTAATGTCGTATTGGCATCAAAATAGTTGTCGGCCGGGTCGGGCACTTTTCTTTTATCGGACGCCATTCGTATATTACTTCACGTGAAATTATTATGATGCGATTCTGTAAAATAAACAATATGCCATCGGGCTAACAATAGAGGCGGCGTTTTCAATGACCGACACGTTGCTATCATCGTAGTGAACCCACTTGTTCGCCGATTCGTTTTTCACAAACGCCGTGTAGTGTCCACCCGCCGGGCCTCCAATGTGATTACAGACCGCATACAGGTTGTAAATGTATTTTTTAGCGCGATATCCCTCTACATAGGTGGAGAGGTCAAGACCCGTTAGTGGGAAATCTACCACGTCGTTGATGCGCTCAATCCGATTTCCACGCGTCTCAAACCGCTTCAGCGTGATAATTAACACAGAGGGGAGACTCCAGAAAAGCGTCCGTTTGCTGACCACCTCTTTCTGTCCCGTTTTCTCATTGAACCACATATTGTCGCCTACCAGCTCTTCCGGCGCAACAAATAGGTTGAAACAGTTTGTCAGCGTGGGGGACACGCGATCAATCGGCAAATCAATGATGAAGAATTGCTCGGGTTTTTGGGAATGGATGAGAGAGGCATTGCGGATTTCGGTGACGCTGATGCCGTAAAAGAGCTCCATGATTTCGGAATATTCGGTGGAATACATAGTGGACAACATCTGGTAGCAGGTGAGCGCGAGTGTGTCGGTGGAGGAGCGCGGTTTCCCGCTGATATTGACTTTGACGGAGCGCATAATCGCGGTGTGAAAACAGTTGATGACGAACCGCAGGAACTCGCTGACGTCGTTTTGGGCGTAGCCGGTGAAGACCTCTATGCCTTTTTTGTTTGCGATTTCTTGGACGGCGCTGACAAAACGGAGAGGCCGGACGACGCCATTGCCCGACCACATGAGTTGGACCAGGGATTTCCATTCGTTGAATATGCGGATATCCAGAGAGGTGCCGACCATTTTATTCTGGACCGCGGGTTTGTCAAAAACGGTGTGGAGTTCGTAGGTATGTGAAATCGCCTGGAGACACGAATTGAGAAAACACGTATTGCCGAGATTGACGAGGCCCGTGAATCCGTTTGCCGTGTAGTTTTCTTTGGTAATATTCATTGAACAAAATTATATATAGAGAAGAGGCAAAACTCTTTATACCATTCAATTTTATTATGGACATTTCAATGGCACAAACGCAGATACAAAGACAATCCCAGAATCTATACACGGTATTGGCCGATCTACAAAACAACCATCGGCGGTATTTACAGGTGATGGACGACGCTTTGGAAATCATACGAGAACAACGGCCAGTGAGAGGTGGATTCCGAAGTAGTTTATCGGAATATAGAGATACTACCTCTATCGCGACTACAACCGCAGATGCTACTGGAGGAAATGATACATTGTCTTTTGAGTTTGTAAGCGTTATAAATCCGGCCACTGTCTTGGCAATGTTGAGAGACGCGAGTGGGTCTGACCTTAACACCAACCGGGTGGTTTCTGTTCAAGACATTTCAAACAATACGACGGTATATCAACAACCCGAGTTGCCAGAACCCGCAACTTGCCCAATTACATTGGAACCAATAGAGGCTGGTACAAATGTAATGAAAATCACGCGATGTGGACACGTGTTTAAAGAAGCGCCTCTGAGACGCTGGATCCAGCGCGATGGACGATGTCCCGTTTGTAGAGGTAATCTTACTTAGGGGGTGGCGATTGCTGCCATCACAGCTGCGTGTAAACCTTGGTTCGCAATTGGTCCTGGTGCTGGTATTACTGCTGGTGCTGCTGCTGGTATTACTGCTGGTCCTACTGCTGCTGGTGCTACAGCGGCTTCAATATTTGTTCTAGCATCAGTAATAACTTTTCCGAACGACTTTATGAGTAAATCAAAATCTTCAAAACTACGATTTATAACAAAAAACAAAATTGCTTGCCGAATGTAGTCGTAATTTTCAGGTGAATAAATGTGAGAAAACTTATTTTTTTCAGCATCAAGAACAACGGTCATAAAACTGATTACATCTTTGTCCCCAATATCTCTATAGCAATCTTCCAATAAACCATTCTTAAATATATTCGTAGAAATATTAGCACTATGGTTTTGTGGATATACATTTTTAAACGTACCACGAATCAAACCAAAAAATATTGGATGGTCTCTCAGTGTAATTTGGGAGACGCCTTTATCAATCATATTCTCTATTTTCGTATATCCGGTAACAAGGTCATAAACAAACTCATCTTTGAGAGATTCACCCTTGTACAATGTAAACAATAGTCGTAATATGGTTGTTTTTTTGAGTAAATCCGGTTTGGACAAAAATATATTCTTTATGATATCCTGGTATTTCGTGGGTTTTTTAATCATATTATACAAATCTTCCAATTCTAAATCGATTTTTGTTTTGACAAATGTGTTTTCTTCTATGCGATTTTTACTATTTACACCATCTGTCTTCCCTGAAAGCAAATCAATCATTGTTTTCCCGCCTTCATTCTTTGGTATAAAATCAAATACACTCAGATTATTATTATTCGGCGACACAATCGGCATTATTTCTATGTATTTTTTAGATTTTGAAAAATCATATATTTTATTTTCACAGTTATTGCCATTTGCGTCACAACTAATATTATGGATAAGACCGCCTCTCTGTTGTCTTTTTGTTTTTCTCTTATTTTTATTACACCCACCCTTCTTTTTGTTTCTTCTTTTTGTTTTTTTGCTTGCCATTATACTATTCTATGACAAAATAACATTATTTTATTTAACTGGATGATTGAAGTATTTGCGTCGATACCGTGTCATCGCTTTGTCGGTGATATTGCCTCTCATAACCGTGTTCAACATCTTGTCAAAATCGCGCAGCATTTCAATGATAAAATGGATGGAATACACGCCGCATTCCGTGTTTTTCTTCTGGTGTTCTTTCTTGGACGCAACAAACTTGTACTCGGGATGCGTTTTGTTCACCATTTTCACAAATCGGCGTATTTCGGCGGGAACACCTCCGTTGGCGCTATCAAAAAATACGATGGTTTTCTTCGGCACGCTGACAAAAAGCGAGACCCAATGCGACCCCGGCTGGTCGTGTTTGTCTAAATTAAACACGGCTGCGAATCGGCGTTTGCCTCTCACCACCGAACTCGCCAAATTGAACTTACACAACATATCTTCCACGCACGTGCCGCTGGATTTGTCAATTATAAAATCGTAATCAATAGAGGTTGTTCCTAAATATTCAAAATCTGTGTATTTATGCTCGTATTGTTTCATTACGGCGTCAATATCCAGGTTGGTGAGCCACTCAATGGGGTTTTTGAACCATTCAGGCGGGTGGTTGGGTGCGAACAGCTGGTTCTCTATCATAGCGCGTTTCTCCTTGTCATCTATTTCGCTGAGCCAGCACCTCTCATCCTCGCATTGGAGGCGCATTTTGAGCTCGTACCAGATGAGGGCGGGTCTGTCCGCAATAATCTTATCGTCGGGGTGGTCTTTGTTGTATTCGTCACGTAACATCAATAGAGCCTCTACTGTCATACATGATTGGGGAACGGGTGAATTGGTGACGGCCGGATTACAATTGAGAGACCGAAACTTCCGTGTTTGCCTTTTATTGGAAACCCTTCGTTTCGCGTGGGCCATTCTATATAGTTATTTGTCAAATAAGTATTTGACAAATACATCAAGCAAAAAAAACAACAAATAAACAAGCAGGCATACATTATCTTATTTAAGCCTTCTTAGCGACAACCTTCTTTACTATCTTCTTGGCTTCAACGGGGGCTTCTACAACGACAGGAGCAGCAACTTTGACGGGGGCCTCTTGAACCTTGACCGGCTCCTCGTCATCACTATCCTCCACTTGTGTGACAGGAGGAGGTGGTGCCTCAACCGCCTTCTTCACAATGGAAACAGCCTTCTTCACAGGTTCAGCAGCAGGCGCAGGAACATCCTCGGCATCCTCGGCACTGCCATTCTCAATGGCAACACGCTCATCCTCCGACAAATTAATATGGCAAGTTCCAAACACCGTCGCGACTTGCTTGGGCTTCACAACGCACTGTACAAGCTTCCAGGTAACGCCCCAGCCCTTGCCACCAATCCAGATACCACCACACTGGATAACACACGCAACATTGCTGAGCTTGGGAATCAAGTGAGCAGGAGTAATCTCCTCATTCTCACAGGGGAACAACAAGTTCTTGTTCACATCGTAAATCTCAACATTCCATCGGTTGTCCTTCTCATAATAGGGCACCTTGGCACTAATACTAGGGCTCTTGGTCAAATCAGCCTTCTTGGTACCCTTCACCTTAGGGTACTTCAATGTGGGGAAGAAGGTGTGCTTCAAGATACCCTTGTCTAAAGGCTCGCCCCACCAGAGGTCTGAGTTCAAAACGGCGGCATCCAACACAGCCTCCTCAAAGGCCTTCATCTTCTCCAAGAACGAGTCGGTGCTCTTGTTGGTGTATCCTTCGCTTGGGAAGGAAAGCGAGATGCTGTATTTGCCATCACTCACGCCGGTGGTGGGGTCTACGAAATCACTGACACCCCAGGTGTTCATCATCGGGGTGGTTGTGGCCAATGCGCGGCCAGTTTGGGTGCTAATCAGGTTGATGGATTTTCCGCCCTTGTCGTTCACCTTGGGAGGCATAAACTTGAAGGCAGCGGGAGTCCAGATTGAGTTGTCGAGTACGGGGGATTGGGCAGTAGAGGTCATTCTTGTTATATTATGGAGTGTATCTTTATATTGATTACTAATATATTTTGTTTCGTTTTCAATTTTTTGGCTCGCACTCGCTCCTGCGGGGCTGCACAAAAAACACCCTACCGATGAAACCTGTGTTTTTCATCAGTACGCAATTTTTTGGACAGCCCCGCTCCTGCGGGGGCTGCACAAAAAACACCTTGCCACAAAAACGTACCGTTTTTGAGTCAAGCAATTTTTTGGCTCGCACCCGCTCCTCTCCTCCTGCGGAGAGGAGAGGAGCGGCACGCTAAAAATACCCTACCAATGAAACCTGCGTTTTTCATCAGTACGCAATTTTTTGGACAGCCCCGCTCCTGCGGGGCTGCACAAAAAACACCTTGCCACAAAAACGTACCGTTTCTGAGTCAAGCAATTTTTTGGCTCACGCCCGCTCCTCTCCTCTCCGCAGGAGGAGAGGAGAGGAGACGCACGCTAACTTACACAACAATAAAAGTATAAACACAATGTCTGGATACAGATTATATGCTTTCAAAAATGTCGAAACCTCTCATTACCAAAAAGGATTTATATGGAGACCTCACAAAGAACCGCATCGTGGATTTGAAAAACATCGCCAAGCACTTCGGACTGCGGTTGTCCGGGACCAAACCCGAGCTTATTCAACGGATTACCCACTTTAGAAAAGAGGGCGACGCCGCGACGACGATTCAGCGCCACGTGAGAGGGCATTTTGCGCGGTCGTGGATGTTTCTGAAAGGCGGTGCCAAACGCGGCGCATGTGTCAATGACACCGACTTTTATACGATGGACCCGCTGGACGAAATCCCCTTCACCGAATACATTGAATATGCGGATGGCACCGGGGTGCGTTATGGCTTCAACGTGCGTTCCCTCTATTACTTGCTCTCTAAAATGAAGAAGTTTGATAACCCGTATACACGCGAAGATATGAAACCCGGTTTAGGCGAACGTTTCATTCGCCTGATACGATTGACCAATGTGGTTTTCCCGGAAAACACGATTATTTCCCCCGAAGACAAAGTAGTGGAAGTCATCACAAACCACGAACTGGAACGCAGACGATTGAATGGCCTTTTTATCAACATTGATGCGATGGGGCATTACACGAGCGCGGATTGGCTCATTCAGTTGTCCAACCAGGAATTGTTGTTGTTTGTAACGCGCCTCTATTATATTTGGGTGAAACAGACCGCGGCGTTGCGAAATCTGATTTGCCCAGGAATCAGTCCATTCCAAATGGCTGAGGCGGTAATTATGCGCAACCAGTCCAGAGAGGAGAATTGCGCGATGATTGTGCGGATTGGTGAATTGCTGGTTGGGTCGGCGGCGGAAGAGGAGCACCGCAATTTGGGCGCGATGTATTTTATGACGGCGCTCACAGTGGTATCACACCCGGCGCGGAATCAGATGCCGTGGCTGTATGACAATTTCTTCGTTTTGATTAGTTGAGCCGGAAAACACTCACAAATCGCACTCAAAAATATAAATGGTATAAACTACTTAAAAAGGATACCCTATAGTGTTATATAAAATGGTTCGTGCTTCCAAAACTACTTCTGCTTCTACTGCTACCCCCACCGTTGTTTCTGTTGCCATTGAGGTCCCCTCCGCTGCCCCTGCCGCCGCCGAGAAGAAGGCCCGCAAGCCCAAGGCCGTCGTTGAGGCCGCTG